CCCCTGACAGGCATTTAATCTGTTTTGGTACAGAAGAAACAATTGGCACTATTTCTTCGCAGGATCCTATGTTTGTACGTTTTTCTGACCAAGAGAACATCGCTGAATTTGAACCTACTGCAACTAACACGGCCGGTGGACAACGGCTCACGGACGGTAATCATATCGTATCTGCCATTCGTTCTCGTGGCCAGATACTTATCTTTACTGACACTGCGTTACATGGCATGCAGTATGTAGGGCCTCCGTATACATTTGGTTTTTCACAGTTAGGTACAAACTGTGGCTTGATCGGTCCTCACGCATCAGCTGACGTTAACGGCGTGGCTATGTGGATGGGCGTTGGCGCTTTCTATGTGTTTGACGGTACGGTTAAAAAAATACCTTGTACGGTTCAGGACTACGTATTTAAAGATTTAAACAAGGTCCAAGGAACAAAAACGCACATGGGTGTAAATTCGGAATACAACGAAGTGACATGGTTTTATTGCTCGTTTACCTCCGATTATATTGACCGCTACGTAACTTACGATTACATAGAAAATGTGTGGTCTATTGGGACAATGGCTAGAACGGCATGGAATGACACAGGAACATTCGATCAACCAACAGCGTCCGAGTATTTAGCAGACAGTACCGCAACGCCAGTTGGACCGACTGTAAATGGCTTAACCCCAGGACGCTCCCTTATCTATCTACAAGAAATTGGTGCAAATGCAGTGGACCAACCTATTACGGCATTTTTACGCTCTGGCTACTTTGACATAGGCGACGGCGATCAAATGTTGTTTATGAAACGATTTATTCCTGACTTTAGGAATTTTGTAGGGGATTTAACCATACACTTATTAATGCGTGCATTCCCCGCTGCTACAGCTAGTCCAAGTTCTTTAGACCCTTATGTGATTAATCCTACTACGGATAAAGTGGACACTCGCGCGCGAGGAAGGCAAATTTCCGTGAGCATGGAAAGTGATACTCTAGACAGTACCTGGCGTTTTGGTACGTTGCGCGTCGATATTCAACCGGATGGCTTGCGATGAGTAAGATTAATAATGTCCGACTACCCAATGCGGTATCTGCACAATATAGTCCACAGCAGTTTGACCAATTGGTGCGGTCGGTGGAGCAGATTGTACTGCAGCTTAACAGTAATTACACCCCTAACGTAACCGAGGATAAGGGCGAGGCTATGACCTGGTTCTTTAGCAGCTAATGGCAAACTTATACAAACGGTATTACAAAGCTTTTTCCGGAGCTACGACAGAGGACATATTGACCGTTCCTGCGGCTACAACGGCAATTGTAAAATCAATTATTGTATCTAATACAACCGGTTCTTCTATTAATGTGACTGCAGCATTTTCCCCACTAGGAACAGGTACCATGACGGTTGCTCCTGCCTTAGCCGTAGCTACCAATAGTTACATAGACCTATTGGCAGGAAAAGTAGCCGGGCCTTTGATACTAGAGGCCACGGATATTTTAAAAATTACTTCATCAGCAGCTAATTTAAATGTGACTGTTTCTGCAATGCTTGTAGACAGAAGCTAGTAAAATAGCTCATAATTACAACATCTTCGCCTCCTTTACTGAGGTGCGGCCCTGTGAGGCCATTTATGTATTTGGGAAAGGTTAAACATGGCAGAAGAAATGCAGGGTATTATGGGTCTGGCGGAAGGCCAACCACAACAGGCAGGCGGTCAAATTGACCCGTCTAAGTTCAGTCCGATTATTGAAAGCTACGCGAAGAACAGCCCTCGCGAGTTCAGTAAAGACATTTTAGCTGGTATTGCGGAAGTAGACCCTGCATTGGCAGATAAATTTATCCGTGAACTGGCCGCAATGAACCTGTCCCAAGAAGTTATTGACGCATTGCAGGAAATGGTAGACGGTATCCTTGCCGCTCCTGAGGACTATGCGGAAGACCGGAAAGGGCTGCTTGCAGAGGGCGTGCCAGAAGATTTACTTCCAGAGCAATTTGACCCGGCCTTCTTTGCCGCATTTAATCTAGCCCTTGATCAATTAGAAACACAACAAGCTGCTGTTACGCCTGCTGTCCCTGCTTTTGCAGATGGCGGAATTATCAATGTTAAATCAATTGCAAAAGAACTGGCCGCAATGGGCCGTGGTGGCGACACCATGCTTGCGCACATTACACCAGAAGAAGCGGGCCTTTTACGCAGGCGCGGCGGTAGCGGCACAATCAACCGTAATACTGGTCTTCGCGAATTCGGTTTCCTTAAAAAAGCCTTTAAAAAAATCGGTAAGGCAGTAAAAGGCGTTGCAAAAGGTATTGGTAAGGTAGTAAAAGGTATTACAAGCAGCACTATTGGTAAGATTATTCTTACCATGGCCGCCGTATACTTTATGGGACCTGCTGGTTTTAACTTAGCAACAAATATGGGAATTACAAATGCGGCTTTGGCAACGGGTGTAAATACCTTTGCAGGCAGTACGCTTGTAAACCTTGCTTCTGGTCAAAAAATAGGCCAAGCCATTAAAGGCGGTATCATTGCAGGTGCAACGGCAGGTGCCGTATCAGGTGCGATGAACTACTTTAATCCTCCTACTCCGGCTCCCATTACAGAAGGCAGCTTTAATCCTGTTAATACGCCGGATGTGACTACATACGATATATCCCAAGGTGTACAAGGCGCTCAAGGTCTTGAAGGTATTCAAGGCATTCCTATGGATAATCCCATAATGGCCCCAACTCCAATGCCTACTGCTAGTGTGCCGACGCCTCCAGCTCCTACTCCAGTGGCTTCTCCTGTAAACGCAGCTCCTCCTGTAAATGCAGCTCCTTCTGTAAACGCAGCCCCTCAAATAGGCGCAGCTCCAGCCCCTATTGTAGAAGGTTCCTTTACTCCTAATGCTGCATACCAACCACCGCCTCCTCCTGGCGTGATGGACTTAATCAAAGAAGGCAAGTACGGTGACGCCGCTTCTGCTGCGTATAAAACTATTTCACCTTCTGCTATTCAAGAGCAGGGCACTGCAGCTGCACAAAAAGCGGGCATGGATGCAATTAAGACACTTCCTGCTGGTACTCCAAACGCTGTAATAAGCAGTGTGTACGAAAAAGCTTACACGGCAGCAATGCCAGGCATGTTATCTACCTACGGCCCTATAGCCGCGGTTGGTCTAGGGGCAGCCTATTTAGGCGGTGCATTTAAACCTATTCCAGCAACGCCTCCTGCTAATATAGACATGTTCAAAACCACAGGGTCTGACTTACTGGCCCAAGACCCGTCCAAGTATGGGCTTAGCTTCGGCGGAACAAATACAACGTATGGCTCAAACCCATACGAACAGATGTATTCTGCCTACAAAACAGTGCCATCGCCTGTTCCTCTTGCTAAAGGTGGTATTGCTTCACTTGAGGATTTTCCTCGTAAAAACGGCCCGATTAGCGGTCCAGGTACCGGTACTTCTGATTCTGTTCCAGCGATGTTATCGGACGGTGAATTTGTATTTACGGCCAGGGCAGTACGTGCCATGGGCCAAGGATCACGTAGAAAAGGCGCTAAACGCATGTACGCCTTAATGAAACAACTTGAGGCAAAGGGGAAGTAAATGGCCGAGGAAATTAGCACCCAGATTGTACGGGAAGCTCCCGAAATTGAGGCCTATAAACTAGGTCTCTTAAAAGAAGCCCAAGGACTCTACAATGAGCCATTAAACCTACCTGCGTATGAGGCAGCGGGCTTATCCCCAGGCACCAACCAAGCCATAGACCTTGCTAGACAAGGTATTGGCGCTTATCAACCTTATTTAGACGCTGCTTCTCAAGGTATTACACAGGGCCAGAACGTAGCTCAACAAGGTGCAAATGTAGCTGCGGGTGTAAACACAGCGCCTGCTTTTGCCAATGCGCAAGGCATCATGAACCAAGGTGTTACTGCTGCCGGAGGTATCGGCCAAGCGGCTAACCTAGCAGGTAATTACTTGCAAGCTGATTTAAATCAGTCGCAAGGTGTATTGGGCCGTGCCTCAGGCATAGCTGAAAATGCACTTGTTGCGGGTATACCGTCACAAGGGGCCGCCCTAGATACACTAGGACAAGGCATAGGTGCATACGGGCAAATGGCAGGAGGCGCCGCTGCACAAGGGACTGCTTTAAATACCGCAGGACAAGGCTTAAATGCCTATAACCAAATGGCATCGGGTGTTGCCGGTCAAGCATTAGGCCAAGGCCTTGTTGGCAGGGGAACAGAACGTTTCGATCAAATGGTAACCGCTGCAACGCCTGCCTTAACGCAAGGGCAGTCATATATTGGCCAAGGCATGTCAACGGCAAATCAGGTAGCTGCCGCAGGACTGCCCTCACAATACATTGGTCAAGGAATGGTTGGGCAAGGTGCAAATGCTTACGGTCAAATGGCAGGAGGTGCTGCAGCACAGGGCACTGGACAAGGCTTAGTGGGCCAAGGTGCGGGCTTAGCCGGACAAATGGTATCTTCTGCAATGCCTGCCATAGAGCAAGGCCAAGGCACTGTAGGAAGAGGTATTCAAACTGCAGGTCAAATATCCGCTGCAGGATTACCTGCACAACAAACAGGACAAAACCTCGTGGCCCAAGGCGCTGGATTGGCTGGCCAGATGGTTGGAACGGGGATCACGGCCCAGGAAAGGGGATTAGGTGCTGTTGAACAAGGCATTGCCGGACTAGGGCAGGCCTCTAGAGCATACGACCCTGCGTCGGCGCAGGCCTTTATGAATCCGTATCAGCAACAGGTCACGGATAAAGCACTTCAAGAAATGCGTCGTCAGGCAGACATCGCGGCCCAAGGAACAGCAGCTCAAGCAGTTCGTTCAGGCGCGTTTGGCGGTACACGTGAAGGCGTGCAACGTGCTGAACAAGAGCGTAATCTACAGGACTTGATGTCACAACGTGTCTTCCAGGACATGGCCGCTAATTACGGTCAGGCACAGGCCGCTGGCATGACCACCTTTGAGCAAGCACGTCAACGTGAATTGGCCGCCGCTCAAGGCACTATTGGCGCAGGTACTGCGCTTGGTGGCCTAGGCACTAACGCGGCTAATATATACGGCCAAGCTGGCCAGCAATTAACTCAAGCAGGCACTGCAACCGGCGCTTTAGGTGCACAAGCGGCTAATATCCTGGCTAACCAAGCAGGTCTTGAGGGCACTCTTGGGACTCAACAAGGCGCGCTAGGAGCACAGGCTGCCAACGTCTACGGACAGGCCAGTCAGAACCTAACAAATGCCGGTCAAGCCACGGGGGCCTTGGGTGTCAATGAAGCCAATATATATGGTCAAATGGGTCAGGGACTTACACAGGCTGGTACGGCTACGGGTGCTTTAGGTGCGCAGGCATCTAATATCCTTGCTAATCAGGCAGGCCTACAAGGTACTCTAGGTTCTCAACAAGGTGCTTTAGGTTCTCAAGTGGCCAACATATACGGTCAATCTGGTCAAAACTTCACGAATGCTGGCCAAGTCGCCGGTGCTTTGGGGGTTAATGAAGCTAATATATACGGCAACATGGGTCAAGGTATTACCAATGTAGGCCAGTTACAAGGGTCATTAGGCCTGAATCAGGCCAATATATACGGCAACATGGGTCAGGGCTTGACGCAAGCAGGGGCTACACAAAGTAACGTGGGCACTGCCGCTGCTAATATATACGGTAATGTGGCTAATACGACTGCTAATATAGGCAATACACTAGGTAATCAAGCTATTCAAAATGCTCAACTAGGCCAGTCTGGTGTATCTAATATGGGCAACTTATCTGCCTCACAAGCTGCTACACTAGGTAATCTAGGTCAAGGTATCGGTGCATTGGGCTCTCAATCTGCTACCGTAGACTTGAACAAAGCTGGCACCTTGTCTAATATAGGTACTAATATTGCCAGCATGGGTACACAACAGGGACAAATAGGCGAAGCTACTCAACGTGCCGGAATTAATGACGTTAACCTATTGTCAGGCATTGGCGCTATTGAGCAGCAAAATGCTCAAAACCAAATGGATGCGATTCGTAATACGCAACTTCAAGAAACAATGTCACCGTATCAACAACTAGGGTTTGTATCCGATATATACAAAAATGCGCCAACTAGTCAGATGTCCCTGACCTCTGCTAGTGCACCTAGCCCTTCTACCTTCCAAACGGTAGCAGGTACGGTGCTTGGTGGTGTTACAACAGCAGCTGCAGCAAGTAAAGCCGGTTTATTCTAAGGAAATACCATGAAATCTAAAATAACAGATCGACCTATGTTTAAAAAACCAGTAGATGAGACTGACGTAGAAAACGTCGGCATCATGCAAGGCTTTATGGATGCCATGGAGGAGGACGACAGCGAAGACGAATACGAAATGGACGATAACGAGGCGTCGAAAGTAGCCGATCGTCGTCCTAATTCACCAGAGATTCTGATGAATAACCTTCGTGGTGACATGCGCTCTATCGATGCGCGGGTCGAGGAGCTTGCTGACTTAGTGGGTTACAACGCTGCGGCAGACACCCCAGAAGACGTGCTTGCCTTATTGCAACCAGTACTAGCACAGCAACAAGGTGCTCCAATGCCTCCACAAGGCGGTATTCCTGCTGCAATGCCACAAAGCATGCCAGGTATGGAACAAGCAATGCCAATGCCTGCAGATGCAGGTATGGGTGGCATCGGTGCGTTGCCCACGGACCAAGGAGCAATGCCTCAAGAACCAGTGGCCATGGCCCGCGGTGGATACGTACAGCATTTTAGAGATGGGACCGCAGAGGATGGCGTAACCCCTATGGAAGATACATCCTCATATAACTACCCTGCTGACTGGAAAGCAGCTGCTCAGTATATGGTAGAACAAGACATGCTTAGGAAGCCTCTTGCAGTGCCTGATTTAAAAAAGGGCATGGAATCTCGTATTCCTTTGTATCAAAGCTTACTTGGTGTAGATAAAAACCAGTCTCAAGCGCAGATGTTGGCAGAACTAGGCAATCGTGCATTTAACTACGCTGCAAACGTAGACGATCAAGGTCGTCCTTTACGTGGTTCTGGCATGGCTCGTTTTGCTGGTGCTGTTCGTACCTTGCCTACCGCTATGACCGCTATTGCTGCAGAAGCTGAAAAACAAAATCGCGCTGTTAAAGTGGCCGCTCTTCAGGCCACTGAAAAAGACATTCAAGATACTCGTGAAGAAAACACTAAACTCATCAATGGTCAGCGTACTATGTGGAGAGAAGTATTTAAACAAAGCATGAAGGATTCTGGTGATAAAGGGTTTGGTAGCGGAGTAGAAGGCGCAGCTCATACTACCCTATACAAATATGCTCCAGCCTATGCAAATGGTACTTTGAGCGAAGAGCTTTCACGTAAGTTTGAATCTGCTTTACAGATTATTCAGACTCCTACTCAATTTAATAACCCATACACCGGTAACATAGAGACTAGAACACCTAAACTTCCTGAGTACGTGACCTCGGCTATTTCAGCACGTCAAAAACTATCCGGGCTTACTCCTAAAGTAACTCCTCCTAGTGTTGAAGTCCCAGGTACAGTTCCAGGTACAGTTCCTAGTGGTGCGTCGGGTGAGATCCCTGCGGCTGACTTACCCGCATTGCAACAAGCAGCTCAAAATGGCGATGCAAATGCTCAAAAAACGCTTCTTGCAGCTCAGCGAAAACCTACGTCTTTATGGTCCTTATCCGGATCAATAACGGGTCCGGTATCTGCATTGCAGGCAGGTGCTGCAAGGGTTCCTGGACAAGGCGGTTCTTTTTCAGATGTGACCCAGGCTCGCGCATATTCTCAAACAGCTATTAATGGCATAGTATCTGCACTTAGAACTACCGATAGGTTTGGTAATTCAGAACGCGAAGAAATTAAAAAAGACTTAGGCCTTGTGCCACAGTTATTTGATGACCCTGCTGCATTACGAAATAGGCTAATTGGGATTGGGGACTTTATTGAACAAGAAAGAGTTCTTGCGGAACGTCAATTACAAAACCAGGATCTTCCTGTAGAATTACGTAAAACAGTGGCTACTCGCCTAGAAGAAATGAAAAGTGCAATTAAAATCCTGGGTCTACCACCTAAGATATATTCAGTAGAAGAAGCCGCCAAACTAGGCCCTGATGTTGAATTTTTGTGGAATGGTAATACTCCAATGAGGACAAAAAATGTCAGATAATACTCGCCCTGCTCGTTCTATTGAGGATATTGCGTCTCCAATTAGTGATCCTGGAATGATAGACCAGTTAGTTAATGGCGCTGGCGATTCTACACAAGGTCCTTCTATCTCAGATATAGCTGTTGCCGTAGAGCCTACTGGCGCCGAAAAAATACGTGAGATTGGATACGGCACTGCAGAAGGTGCTATTCAAGGCGGAACAGCTATGAGTGGGGCACTTATGGGCGCACGTACTGCAGCGGCTATAACCCCTCCTATTCTACCTGTAGTAGGCCCATTGGCTAAACCCATTGCGGCTACTATTGGATTTGGCGCAGGCTTAACTGCAGGCATGTTGGCTACACAAGATGTCAACCAGTTATTTCCAGATGTACCTAGAGAAGACTTAATTCCTTATCGTGAAGGCGGCAAGACATTCGGTGAGTCAATAGCTGCAGCTCCTGTTGCATTTGGCATTCCTGTCATGAATGCCAACCGAGTAGCACGTTTCATGTCTGGTATTGGTGAAGCAGCACGTAAGTATCCTAAGTCTTATTTCATTTCTGAGATAATGGGTGGAGCGGGTGCAGGTATTGCAGGGGGTAGTTCTGAGGCATATTTCCCAGGAGAGGCTGGTCCTCGCTTTGGTGCAGAAGTTGTAGGTGGATTTTTTAGCCCAGGACGTTTCTTAGTCAGCACTGTCGGCGCGGTAAAAGATTTTACAAAAACAATGATGAGTAGTATGTCTGCGGATGCCCGTGAAACACGTGCTGCAAATGCCTTATATACCTTATTAAATAATGTAGGCACCGATGTACCTGCCCTTATTACAAAACTAGAAACATCTGTTCCTGCAGGTGTAACCACTTCTTCTGCTCAAAAAACAGGTGAAGCTGGACTAGTAATGTTGGAAACAACTCTAGCCAGAGGCAACGCTAAATACGGTGCAGAAGTAGCAGAAAAAGGTCTACAGTCAATACAGGCCTATGAAAAACTAATTGGCAAACTACGTGATATTGGAACTCCAGAAGCCTTACGTAAAGCTGCCGAAATAGAGTCTGCAAACTTTGAGGCCTTATTAGATGGCCGCATGGCTCTTGCTGATGCAGATGCAGCGGCTAAGATTGCCAAAATAACTAAAGATACCCCTCAAGCCCGTGTTGAAATAGGTCAAATTGTCCGTTCTGAAACAGAACGTGCTCTTGCGGATGCGCGTATGCAAGAAAGAGCTTTGTGGCTAGATGCTTTTAAAGGTTCTTTCCGTAAAAAAACTGTAAAAGGCGAGAAAGTAATAGCCTTACAGACCGTAGATCCAACTAACACAGGCACTTCATTCTTGGACATTGCGTCTTCTATGACGCCTGAGCGCTTTAAATATAGAATGCCTCCAGAAGTTAAGTCAATCATGGACCGTCTTGGCGTAGATGAAGAAGCCATTGCTAAATATACTGCTGGCAAACAGACTCAAGAATACCTGGATACAGGCATTGTTCCCGCCCAGTATCTAACAAAACAAGACGGTCGTAAGAACATATCCGTATTTAAAAAGACAGATGTACAAGACCTTATCAATGTCCGTAGTGACCTATTAGCATTTGCTCGTGATGCTTCTTCTAAAGGCGATGTGTCCAATGCGGGCTTCTATGGCCGTTTGGCAGAGTCTGTATTAGACGACCTGTCTGCAATGAAGAACCCTGCCTACGATAAGGCACGTCAATTCTCTCGTACATTGAACGATTACTTTACCCGTTCGTATGCTGGTGATTTAGTTGCCGTAAACAAAAAAGGTGCGGATAAACTTCCTCCTGAAATCCTTGTAGCAAGAGCCTTTGGCAGCGGAGCAGACGTGACGGCTCACCGCATGGCTGATATTGAAGATGCTGTGGGAATGATGGGCGCTCAATATGATGACGCAGTAGCCAAGTTTGGTAAAAACAGCGCACAAGCTAAAGCGCTAGAAAGCACTGCAAATCTATCTAAACAAGGTGTTGTATCCATCCGCGATGCACAAGGCCGTGCCCTTCGCTTAGCAGCAGCAAAATCAATTGACCCTATTACTGGTCGCGTTAACCCAAAACAATTGGCTACTTTCGTTGCTGAAAACAAAGGCATGCTTGATCGCTTGCAAATCACTACTGATTTGTCTGATGCAGTAAAAGCAGAGAATGCCTTCCGTGCAATGGAGAATACAAATAGCGTTGCCCGTAAAACCATGGAACAACAGGCTGCATTTGCTCAAGTGCTTAAGTTTGAGAATCCTACTGCTGCCGTTACCGACGCGTTAAATAGTCGTTATCCAGTCAAGAGCTTTAACAACATTGTTACGCTGGCTAAGACAGGTGGACCTGAGGCAATACAGGGATTAAAAGCCAGTATATATGACTATGCGTTCCTTAAAGCAGGTGGTGAATCAGGCTTTAGTCCTTCGGCATTTAACAAGGCCATATTCTCTCCAATGGCGCCAGGCCAACCATCCTTATTCAATATCCTACGCAGCCAAGGCGTAATCGATCTTACAGAGGCCACAAACCTTCGTAAGTTGATTAATCCTATGCAGAACATTGAAAAGGCAATGAAAAACAACAAGCTTACTGATGAGGTAGTTCAAGGTGCAGATGCCTTAACTGAATTGGCATTGCGTGTTACTGGTGCTAAATTAGGTACGGCCTTGACTCCAGGCGGCAATAGTCTTGTGGCGTCTTCTGCCGGTTCTAAATACGTCCGTAAACAGTTCGATAAATTACCTACATTCATGGTAAAAGGCATTATCGAAAAGGCTACACAAGACCCTCAGTTAATGGCTTTGTTGCTTAAACGTGGCGCTACACAGCGGGAGAAATTCCAGATATCGCGTCAGTTGCATTCTTACTTGACGGCAGCTGGTTTAAACTTTGCACAGCAAGATGACGAGCCAATGCCGGCAGAAGAAAGAGCACGTCCAGGGCTGCAGTTCACTGACCAGCAACCTTCTGTTTCACGCAGGTCGTTAAATGCATTGCCTACTGCTCAGACCCGTGGAACAGCACCTAGAGCACCAGCAGCACCTGCCCCGGCAGCACCAGCACCGGGCCCTGTATCAATGGCCTCGCCTCAAGGACCAGAAGGCGAGCAGTCTGCAAGCCGTAAAATGCTTCAGTCTTTATTCCCAATGGACACAATCTCGTCCATGGCGTAATACTTCTCGACGCGTCTTAACCACTCTTCTTTATATCGTACAAACTCCTGGCCGGCCGTGGAATACTCCATGGTCGTGCCGTCTTGTACTGCCATCAACACCACACCGTATTCAATGTTAGTGCCGTGAATGATGTCATGCGCTAGTGCATACGCAGCCAGCTGGTGAAAGTAATCGTCAATCCACTCCCGCTTCTTAGGCTTAACGCTCTGCTTAAAGTCAATAATGGCGGGCTTCCCGCGATACACGCCCACTAAGTCCGTGGTCCCTGCATATTTATCCGGGTAATACAATGCGACTTCAGAGCCCCATATCTCGTCTATGTTCTTAAAGTATGTGTTGATCAGTCTGTAGCCCATCTCGTAGCCCTTGCACATCAGCCAGTTCGTTGGCCGTGGTAAGTTGCGATAGGCTATCATGCGCTCCATCACCCCATGCATGTGTGTGCCTACTGTAGCGGCTTCATTCTTTATACGGTCCGCTTCCTCTTGCCCAACCCTCGCGGCCCACGCGTCAAGATGAGACAGGTCTTTAGTCTTGGATAGAATAGTCGTTACGCTTGGCAGCTTCTGTTCACCGTAGACATAGCGACGTCCTTCGGGGGCGTCTACCCGCTGCAATGTTTCATATTTATATAACTTTTTGATAGGGATTAAATCAACCATTCTTTTAGCTCCTCGCCCATTACTTGGTTAGCGATGTCAATCTTAGCTCGCAGGGCCTGCACAATCTTCTCGTCTACTGTCTTAGGCGATATCAGGTCGATGTATGTCACGTTCTTAGTCTGGCCAATACGATGCGCACGGTCTTCTGATTGCAGGCGTACTTCCAAGTCAAAGCTATTGCTGAAGTAGACGACCACACTGGCTGCCGTCAATGTCAAGCCATAGCCGCCGGTACGGGGGTTGCCAACGAAGAAACGCAGCTCTGATTCAGGGTCTTGGAAGTCAATCACAATCTTCTGCCTTTCCTCTGATTCCGTGTCACCGTAGTACGTGGCGACGGAGTTCATGCCGTATTCCTTCTGTAGCGCTATCTTGATTGCTTCGATGTCATGGCGGTAATTAGCCCAAATGATGATCTTGCCACTGGTCTCTTCCACAATGTTAAGCAGCTCTTTGACGCGGTTGTTAGGCAGTTCCTTGACCGTGCCGTCATCCAGTTTTAAGTGGCCACACACTATCTGATGCAAGCGCATAATCTGCGTCAAGGCATTGACGGTAGACGCCATGCCCTCCTTGAACATAGCCAGCGCCATAGTCTTCATTTCGTTGTACGCTTTAATCTGCTCTTCGGTTAAGTCCACTTCGCGCTTGGTATACATCTTATCCGGCAAGTCCAAGCATTCTTCTTTAGTCACGCGGAAAGCAAAGCGATTTATCTTCTCTTGCAGCTCGTCAAGGTGACGATACCCAACAACCTGTTTAAAGGAGTGCGTGGCCAGGCTACGTTCTACAGTGACCGCGTACCGCGCCTGGAAAGCATAGAAGCTACGGGCGTCTAAGCAGTCCTCAGATAAGAATGCGCATTGTTGGTACAAGTCCATAGGACTCTTAGTGACAGGCGAGCCAGTCATAATGCGACGGTATTTAGCAAGCTTGCCTACCTTAACAGCGTTCTTGGCCCGCGCAGCAGTGGGCGTCTTAATGGTAGTGCTCTCGTCAATCGCCATATACGCTTCATGCGACATAAGGAAACGACTCGCGAACTTAACCCCTTTCTCCGTGGACAACGCTTCAATGTTCATGATTAGAACCTTCAAGTCTTCTGTCACTTCAAACAATCTATCCATCGCATCTTTCTCTGCCTTCTTAGGCGACGGGTTCCATATGGCCATTCTAAATACTACGTGTGCGGGTAAATGCTTGGGTATTTCCGTGTCTAACCAATTTCGATATACACCTTTTGGCGCGACAATTAATACAGCATTTATGTTGCCCTGGTCATATAGCATGGCTATATTATTAATGACCATAAAGCTTTTTCCGGTACCCATGTCGGCAAATAGTGCTGCCACACGATGGTTCCAAAAGCGCTCTAGGTAAGCCTCTTGATGTAAAAATGGTTTATTCTTAAACGGGTAGTTATGTAAAAATTCAGTTGTCATAATCTTTCTTTCTAGTTAAGGGTTGCAATCCCATAAATGTGAGTGTACACTGTCTTTTCGAATTTAGAAAGGGAGAAATATAGTGCCAACAGTTTTTGTCGTCTCTGAGACGGGTTCACATAACATTACGTCTGCTTTAAACTATGGAGACATAGAAACAATTTTGCCACCTAATGCGCAAATTGCATTTTCCGTGTATCCTACTGTTCGTAGAATACAGCGTAAGTTAGAGAAGTTTACAGATGAGGATTATCTCCTCTTTATAGGTGATCCTACTGCCATTGGAATCATCAGTGCTATTGCAGCAAGTAAAAATAATGGTAGATTTAAGTGCTTGAAATGGGATAAACTAGAAAAACGGTACATTCCAATCCAAGTTGATTTGTTTCCCAAGAAAGGAGAAATAGATGAGTTTGACGAATACATTTGAGGAAGACGCAGGCGCGCTTCAGGTTAAAGACGATGACATTCAAGGCATCGCTAATCTAGCTAAACGTGCTAAGCATCTTGAAAAAGAAATACTAGACCTTGAGACAGTCTTCAAGGAACGTAAAGAGCAATACCGTAAGCTGACCGAGGAATCTATTCCAGAGGCGTTATCCGGTATGGGCATGAAAGCGTTCCGTATGGAGGATGGCTCATCGATTGAAATTAAAGCCTTCTATAGTGCATCGATTTCAGAAGCACGTAGAGCTGAAGCATACCAATGGCTCAGGGACCACGGCTTTGACGACATCATTAAGAACACTGTCAGTGTCCGCTTTGGACGTGGCGAAGACGAGCTTTGTGCACGTCTATTGAATCTACTTGGCGAGACTGGCTACCCTGCTGATCAAGCCGAGAAGATAGAACCTATGACCTTAAAAGCATGGGTTAAAGAGCAGGTTGAACGCGGTAACGAGTTCCCCAGCGAATTGTTTGGCGCATACATTGGCCAAAAAGCAGTAATTAAATCAGCATAACGAAAAAAGGATAAAGCATCATGGCTAATAAATCAGAAGTAGCAGAAGTAAAAGGCAGTTCAGCATTAGTATTAGGTTCATCATTTGAGGACGACGCACAAAGCGGCTTTGACAATATGAATCAGGAAGACTTTGCGCTTCCATTCCTACGTCTATTAACAAACACTTCTCCTGAAGTGGGTGAAGTAGATGGCGCATTACCCGGCATGATTTACAACAGCGTTACAGGTGAATTGTATGACGGTAAGAAAGGTATCCTTGTTGTTCCTACAGCCTATGTTCGTCAGTACATAGAGTGGGCACCACGTGGTAGCGGTTCAGGCGCACCAATCAACATCTATCCTAGCACCAGCGACATCTTGTCTAAGACACATCGTGAGACAGGTGAGAACCGTGACTATTTAGATAGCGGCAACTACATTGAAAACACTGCCAACCATTATGTAATGGTATTGGACAGCGCTGGCACACCTAGTCCAGCATTGATCGTGATGAAATCAACACAATTGAAAAAATCACGTAAGTGGAATTCTATGATGATGTCTGTTAAACTAAACGGTAAGAACGGTTTATACACACCTCCTATGTATAGCCAAGTCTATCGCCTGTCAACTGTCGGAGAGTCAAACGACAAGGGCAAATGGTTTGGTTGGGAAGTAGAGCGTGTTGGTTCAGTGGAAGACGCTAATGTTTATCAAACAGCAAAACTATTCGCACAGTCTATCAGTGCTGGTGATGTAAAAGTTAAACATCAAGACGAAGCAGCAAGAGAAGAAAACTTACCCTTCTAAGTGTTTGGGGGAAAGCGGATGATGTGACTTACACTGTCAAGTCGACACCGCAGTGCACATACGCAGCGAGTACCCCATCTTTAATCTGAGAAAGATAGAATGACTGACATTACACGATTTAAAGCAATATTCAAAGGATTAGATATTGCATATGGCACATATAAAATTGAAAAAGCCAAAGACAATGGTAAACAGGCAGGTAAGGCTATGGTCATCCGTAAGCCGCCTACTGACAACCTATGGATTGATCACCTTAATGGCGTAGAACCCAGCTTAGGTATTATTCCTATTCGAGCAGACAACACCTGTATATGGGGTTGTATTGATATTGACCAATATCCACTAGACCATGCCGGTCTTGTCACAAAAGTGCGCAAGCTAAACTTACCTCTTGTGGTATGCCGAAGTAAATCCGGTGGCGCACACGTATTCCTATTTACTAAAGACCCCATCCCTGCCGGTGAAATGCAGCGTTATCTTAAGACATGCGCTGGATTACTCGGAGAATCGGGTAGGGAGATCTTTCCGAAGCAATCTGAGATACTTGTAGAGCGTGGAGACACTGGTAATTTCCTCAACCTGCCCTATTTCGCAAGTAATGAGGGCTTCCGCTACGCAATCAAGGACGATGGTACTGCGGCCTCACTTGAGGAGTTTTACGAGCTCTATGACCGCTTTGTGCAAGCCGATAATTTAACTTTTCCGGAAGAACCGAAGGAATCAGAGAATCCGATCAAAGATGGCCCTCCTTGCATGCAAGCTTTATGTGCGCAAGGCTTTCCTGAGGGAACTCGCAACAATGGACTGTTCAATATTGGCATTTATTTGAAAAGAGTGTTTTCCGTGGGCTGGGAAGACAAGCTTATGGAATACAACCAAAAGTATTTTGGTCCTCCACTAGGCATGAGCGAATTGCAAATCATCGTCAAGCAGCTGCAGAAGAAAGAATATAAGTATAAGTGCAAGGATGCGCCTATCAATTCATTCTGCAACTCAGGCATATGCCGTACCCGTAAATTTGGGATCGGGGCCGATGGACCAGATGCACCAGAAATGGGCTCGCTATCCAAATACAACTCCGAGCCACCCTTGTGGTTCTTGGATGTTAACAGCAAACGCATCGAGCTTGAGACAGATAGCCTCTTTAATCAGATGGCATTTCAAAAGGCCTGCGTTGAGAAAATCAACATACTCCCTCCTACCTTGCGTAAGCCGGACTGGGAAGGCGTGCTTAACGGACTATTGAAAGAGATGGTCGAGCTTGAGCAAATTACTGAGGCGTCTGACGACACCAGCATAACCGGTCGATTCATTGACCTAGTAGAAGAGTTCACCACTCACTTACAACAGGCCATGGACCGCGATGAGATTCTCATGGGACGGCCGTGGACGCATGATGAAGAAGGTAAAGTGTATTTCCGAATCAAGGACCTTGAGGCTCACCTGAAGCGTAACAACTTCACTGGACTTTCTGCTCCGAAGATGGCGCAACGTATGCGCGAACTAGGCGGGGACCCTGTAAGCCTATTCCTAAAAGGCCGCGCTACTCGCGTGTGGAGCCTTCCTAGGTTTGACAAACAAGATTCTCCTTTTGTAACCCCTGAAATGAAGAAAGTGAGCCCATTCTAATGAACGACGATACCTTAACAATTGATAACTATGACTTTGCCTTAATCGGCATGTGCATGACATGGCATGGCAACATGCTAGTAGAACGCTGTATCTATGACGGTCCTATGATTATAGAGGCCATGGTAGAACAAGACGGAATGACTGAAGAAGAAGCAATCGAATACATTGACTTTAATATCGTAGGCGCATACGTAGGTGAAACAACACCTATCATCATGTGGCCTATTCTTGAAGACCTTGACTCTTAATCATGACCATTCAGAAGGTATTCGGTCCTCCGGGTTCCGGAAAAACTACCTTCCTGTTGAACGTCATTCAGCAGGAATTAGATAGTGGAGTGCACCCATCACAGATGGGCTACTTTGCGTTTACGCGCAAAGCGGCTACTGAGGCAAAAGAACGCGCAGTAGAAAAATTCCCTCAGCTAAATCCTGAAATAGATTTCCCTTGGTTCAGAACGCTTCATAGTCTTGCTTACCGGTGCCTTGGCATCAGCAATAAGGACATGATGAAGCCGGAGAACTTTAGGGAGTTTGCTCGTGAGTCCGGTATTGAGATTGGCATAGATAACGGTGAAGAAGACTTCATGGTCAAGACGGATAATCCTATTCTAAATGAAATCAACATCGCCCGTATCCGCGGTGTCGACCTACGCACTCACTATAACCGTAGCCAAATGGAAATCGAATGGTTTCACTTTGACTTCGTTGAGCGCGCCTATCGTCATTATAAAGAGGCCAACTCCTTACTAGACTTTACCGACCTACTGGAGCGCTTAGTAGAAGAAGCACATCGTCTCCCTGCTCTTGAAGTATTAATCATCGACGAAGCACAAGACTTGTCTCGCCTGCAATGGCGTCTGGTTGCGGAATTAGCGTCAAAAGCGAAGAGGTCCTTCCTGGCTGGTGACGATGACCAGGCGGTGTATAACTGGGCCGGGGCAGATGTAAATAGCTTCCTTGGCTTTGAGGGCGACATCACCGTACTAGAGCAATCTTACCGTGTCCCGGCTAAGGTGCATGCGCTTGCTAACACCGTGGTCAACCGTATTCGTGTAAGGCAGCCTAAGAAATGGAACCCGCGTGAGTTTGATGGTGATGTGAAGTTCTACAATGACTTTGAGCACGTGGACATATCACAAGGAGAGTGGCTTATTCTTGCTTCTGCCAACTACATGCTAAACGACATGCACAACTGGATTAAGTCACAAGGATTATTGTTCGAGCGCCAAGGCTATCGGAGCATTAATGAAGCCGTGATGACTGCGGTAATGGGATGGGAAACATTGCGCAGGGGTAAAGAAGTCCCTTTCCCTGTTGTCAAACAGATCTATAAACATCTTGATTCCAATTATATCAAACGGGGTCACAAAATGCTAAGGGATCTCGACCCTGAAGGCTCATTTACCATGGACTACCTCAAAGAACACCATGGTCTGAACACCGATGTAATCTGGCACGAGGCCCTGACCAAGATAGGCGAAGAGAAGCGTGACTACATTATTTCCCTATTACGTCGCGGCACGAAACTATCCGGCAAGGTCAACATAAAACTCTCCACGATCCACGGAGCAAAAGGCGGTGAGGCGGACAATGTCTTACTGCTCACGGACCTTTCTACCAAATTCGCAAGTGAATACGATAAAAACCCTGATGATGTTAATCGCTTACTGTACGTGGGAATTACACGTGCCCGTCAGTCATTGCATATTGTCTTACCTAAAAACGAAAGAAAAGGCTTTAGACTATGAAACCACGTTCACTATTCCCCACGTCCTCTGAGTGGCTACCTCCTCAGAGCTTTCCTGACCTGTCTCAGGCAACGGAAATCGCAATCGACTTGGAGACATGCGACCCAAACATGGAGAAGTTCGGTCCAGGCTGGCCCCGTAAAGACGGCTACATCGTCGGCTACGCGTTTGCAGTAGACGGATGGAAGGGCTACTTCCCCGTGGCCCATCAAGGCGGTGGCAACCTAGACAAAGGCATTGTAGAGCGCTGGGTCAAGAAGACCTTGGCCTTACCTTGCGACAAGATTATGCACAACGCGGCATACGACACGGGCTGGCTGAAGGCAACAGGCTTCGAGGTCAACGGACGCATCATTGATACCATGCTCGCCGCGGCAATTGTGGACGAGAACCGTTTCTCATTCGCCTTAAACAGCCTAGGCTTTGACATGCTTAAAGAGACCAAGTCCGAGCAAGGCCTTAAAGACGCGGCCGCAGACTTCGGCGTGCACCCTAAGAAAGAACTATGGAAGCTTCCTGCCATGTACGTGGGCGACTACGCGGAGCAAGACGCCGCGCTTACCCTAAAGCTTTGGCACCATCTTCAGACGCTATTGCGTAAAGAAGAAGTCGAGTCCATCTTCGGCATGGAAACAGAGATGCTCCCTATCCTTATCGACCTGACATTTAAAGGTGTTCGCTTTGATCGTGAGAACGCAGAGAAGCTTATTAAGGACATGAAGCGCAAAGAACAGCAATACTTGATGGACATCAAGAAAGAAGTAGGCAATCACGTCGATATATGGGCCGCGGCCAGTATCGCTGCTGCCTTCGACAAGCTTAAGATTAAATTCCCAAGGACCGAGGCCGGCGCACCAAGCTTCACGAAGTCTTTTCTAGACGGCAACGCACACCCTGTCGCTAAGATGATTGTAGAAGCACGCGAGCTGAACAAGACCCACGGGACATTCCTACAGCCTTACCTGGACTTCTCCGCCGCTGATGGACGCATACATCCACACGTCAACCAACTTCGCTCTGACGATGGCGGCACGGTTACTGGCAGGCTATCTATGTCACAGCCTAACCTACAACAAGTGCCGGCTAGACACGAGGTTATCGGTCCGCTAGTGCGTTCCTTGTTCCTTCCAGAGGAAGGCGAGCTATGGGCCGCGAACGACTTCTCATCACAAGAGCCCCGTTTGCTAGTGCATTACGCTACGCTTATCGGTTTAGACGGTGCAGAGAAGATGGCACAAGCCTATCGGGACAATCCTGACACGGATTTCCATCAAATGGTGGCAGACATGGCAGGCATTGAGCGTAAACAAGCCAAGACAATTGGCTTAGGTCTGATGTATGGCATGGGCAAGAACAAATTAGCCGGCCAGTTGGACCTTCCTGTGGACGAAGCCAGTGAATTGATGGGCACATTCCACAACAAAGTGCCCTTCCTACGCGGCACAGTCGATGCAGTCATGCGCCGTATTGAAAAGCCGGCGTCCAATGGCGCTATTCGCACCCTTCTAGGGCGTAAATGTCGCTTCCCATTATGGGAGCCGATAGCATGGGGCGTGAACAAGGCGCTTCCTTATGAACAAGCCGTCTCGGAATACGGACCACGGATCAAGCGTGCCGGTACGTATAAGGGTTTGAACCGTTTAATCCAAGGTTCTGCGGCTGACCAGACCAAGGCGGCCATGATTGCACTGCATAAAGCAGGCTTCCGTATCCTTTTACAGGTGCACGATGAGGTTGCTGTGTCCGTCAAGAACCGTGAAGAGGCGGAAGCAGCTGCGGAAATCATGCGCACCGCCGTGGATTTAGAAGTGCCGAGCAAAGTAGACGTAGAAATCGGTACTTCTTGGGGCGGAGCACGATAAAAAAGTGCTTGCATAATCTTAAAAGCTTATGATACAGTGTCTTTTCATTAGAAAGGAGAGCGCCAATGGCAAAATCGCCATCACAAAGAGACACTGCATGGGCTACTTTGATCATTCGATCGAAGTCTTACGCAATGCTCAAAGAATTAGCAGACTATTACGATGTTTCTATCGGACAAGCGGCTATGGACCTTATTGAACGAGAGTTTAATAAGCTTTTAGAGGAGCAGACCAATGGCAAACACAATTAAATCAACCCTATCGCAAGATGTTGTGCTGAATTACACCGTCTTACCAGAGATATATGGGTCACTTGAGGATGAGTTTGAATACATCCCTGAGCAAATTGAGATAGACGAGGCTTGGCTTGAGCTAAAGAGTCGTAAATCAGGTAAGATTAGACGCATTAACATTACCGATACGCTTTCTGACGATCAAATCTTGAAGTTTGAAGACGATGTCATGACGTATCGCGCTACAATTAAACGTAATTTTTTGAATAAAAAGAGAAAGGATACATATGACCTGGAATCATAGAGTAGTACGCTTTGAAGACGATGAAATGGGCGAGTATTTTGAGATTAAAGAGGTATTTTACGATAAAGACGGTGGCTTATCTGGTTATTCTGACGCCACTATCCTATCGGAATCCTTCGATGGCCTACACGAGCAGTTGGACATGTTCAAACGTGCGACATCCAAGCCCATAATCAACGAATTTGAGTTCTTTTTGCCTAAGGCCGCGTCATGAGCTACGCACTTTCAGCACTAATAGGCATTATTATCGGGATTTCAGGCGTAGCAACGAAGCCTGACCCTCAACAAACAGATAAGAAAGAAGAGATACATGACAGCAAAGACACCAAAAGATGATGTAGATGACCTAGACTACCGAGATATGTTTGCTATCGGCGCAATGATAGGTATGATATCGAATGGAGGACATGCTCCTAGGAGTTGCGCTGAAATGGCGTACATATATGCAGATGCAATGTTAAAAGAAAGGAAGAAAGATGGTTTCCAAAACTCGTACTGATGCCTTTATTGAATCAGAGCAAAACAAATTAAGGATAATGGAGCTTCTTAATAAGCACCCCTTGTCTCGTAGTCAGATTTGCTTGAGGCTTCACATCTCTAAGATGCAGATGCACAACCTACTTAAGGCGCTATGTGGCAAAGGCTACGTTAAGATAGACGATGATTCGTACTTCTGTACTGTTAGTAATCGTACCATGTGCAGTTATGCGCCTACTGGGCTTCCTTATGTAGGTAGGGACATCAAAGAGATCGAGATTAAGGCTGAGAAAAACAAGGTGCACAGAGAACGTCGCGCGGCTCAAGGACCACGGACCTACAAAAAGAATCCAGTAAAAGAAGGCCGGCCTGCAAAGGCGGAGCCCGTTGTAGTAAAAGTGGATGAACACACGACTATGTACTTTAATAGCCGACGTCCTGCTTCTGACTTTAAGATGAAGAAGGAAGAGAAGAGCCGTCGTAACAGTAAAGTAGCCATTGGCAGTGGAATGGGAATGTTCGGGAATTGGTAATGGATAAACTAGATGAAAAGAACGCAGAGGCATTTGGGCAGACAGTGGTGGGCATTGTTAAAGGTATGCAAGATCCTGACTATCTATCTATTGGAATGCTTATTGAAAATATATACATACGGTTTCAGAAAGAAGCCGAACGCGATGCCCGCGACGCGGCAAACGGAAAGAGAGTCTAATTATGAAATTAAATAAAATGAATCATTTGTATCAATGGATGTGGTGGCAAAAGGGTGAATGTGTTGTTGAAGTAATTAGTGTGGGTCACTTCCCTACTACTGCAATGGTAAAACTACCCAATGACAAGTTGACCGAAATAGACATCGTCGAACTTGAAATAGCGAACGACCTTTAAGGAGCATGACATGAGTGTATTTACAGATATGGAAGAAAGCATTATGGATTGCTGGGGCGTGATAGATGATTTAAAAGCCATGGCAGAAGGCGGAGAAGAGGCTATCTCTCCTGAATTGTTGCTGGCGTTTGCAGAAGTGTACACGTTTAAATTCTCACGGCTCGCGGACCTACACGAGGACGCGCTGAAGGAATACTATACGCTTAAAGGGGATAACGAAATATCCTTATCCGTAGATCTCATGGAAGAATTAGATTTACATGGAGACCTACAATGGTAGCGCGCAACGAAATCACTGGAGACAAAATCCAGTCTAAGGTAAACGAGAACGACAAGTTTGACAAAAACTACGGTGAGATAGACTGGTCCGTTAAACTTGAGGACACGCCCGTCAAGCCTGTAGAGGGGGTAAAAAATGAAGATGAATGTAATCCCAATTAAGGATGCATTAAAACAGAATAGTCCTTCGATACTAAAGCCTTCTGAGAAGAACACCTCTCTGCCATTAAAGCAGTTTTCTGATTACTGGCTAGAGAATATGGCCCTTCCTAATCCATCTGGACTAGGGCAATTGCAGATTACATCCATCTGCGATTCAAGGTGTGAGTACTGCTCGAATGATTCAAATGAGTTTCTTACTGGTCGGAATAAGTTTAGAGACCTTGGTGAGATTGAAAAAGTATTGTGGGCTATTCCCTTCAGCTTTTCAGGGACCTTTTATTTGAATGAAAGCTTGCCAGGCCGCATCAGTGAAGGGGAGGCATTACTGCACCCTGATATAGATAAGGTTATGGCGCTAATACGTGCAAGGTTTCCGTACAACGTAATCAGTATAACCACCAGTGGCTCTCAGTTGTCACATGAAATGGTCGAAAGGATCGCCCCGTTTACGCCTATAGATATAGTCTATTCCATCCCTTCCTTCCAAGAGAAGCATTGGAACGTTATCTATAAACTAAAAGAAAAACATTTTAATAATTTTATTAACTCGTTTGCTTTGATAAGGAATTATCTTTTTACATACCATGCAAACATTACACCGTTGCCGAGTATGGTGGGTTACGATGACTTAGACAACACGATTAGATGCTGTAGAGAGGTTGGCATTAGCCATATCAACATCTACGCGCCAGGCTATACAAAATATACTCCAGAAAAAATAATTAGTTCGATGATTTACGATAAATACGAATTAAGTAATTTCTTATCGGACATGTCGCGTAAGCATGATGTACTAATTACCTGGCCTTTGGATCCTAACATACCCTTATCCTTTCCGATAAATAACCTGTCAGAGCATATGAAAAGTATATATCATCAAGGGCACAGGGAATGTTATTGGATGGTCTCTACCGCCGTTGCATCTAGGTTTAAAGAAGTAATGGACAAGATAACAAGGACCATCCCTGTTGAAGCGCATGTAATACCTGTTGAGAACTCGAATTACGGTGGTAATATAGAAGTAGCGGGGCTGTTAGTCGTTGCGGATATTAAAAAGAAAGTAGATGAATTAAAACTAGAAGGTAAATACATCATTGTTCCAAGTACATTTTTAGATTTGTATGGGTTTGACTTAAATAGTGAAAACTTTTTAGATTATATTAAAACATCAAGTAATTACTTTTATGTATTTTCGTGGTAAAGATGGTTCATTTTTAAACTATATAAGGAGATAGATAATGCCATGTACTCAGGATTGCAACCAAGGACGCACGTGCACGTGTCAGCCGGATAGGAGCGTGGACCGCGCGACAGTCGTGATCGCGACCCTGCTTACCATCTGCTTTCTTTCCATTGGTCTGGGCTTGTATAAGCTTTTCAGTGGAAACAAAGGCCAAGAGTGCGCTGTCGAAGTGCAATTCAAGGACAGTAGGGCAACTTATATAGGGACAAGTGTATGACCGAAGCAGAAATGGAAGAGCTACGCTTCTTATTGATACTCAGTAAGATGAAAGAGAACGCTGACAAATTGAAAATGGAACTAACAGATTGTAAAGAAGTCGCGACTATAATGTAAAGCTGTTCAATAAAGTCGCTTTGGCGGGTAAGTAACTATGCTGGAAACCGTTGGTACAACTAGGTTTGAGGTACATTGAGTGAGCATTGTTTGCGCATATATCACTTTTTTGCGTTTAATTCGTGCGGATCAAAAAAGTTTGTGTGTAATATAATGTGTAAAATTCTACACAAAACTAAACTATTAGTTTACATCCAAGCAGAAATGTAAACCATGGGACACAGTTTGAGTGTAAATAATGATTATCCGTATGGTGATATGTATAAAAAAGAGCAAAATCTATACATATACACACGATGTGTATAAAAAACAGTGAAATATGTACACATGTGCATTTTTTGCACATTACTAACTAGGAGATTTACCATGTGGACCACACCAGCGGCAACAGAAATGCGCTTCGGCTTTGAAGTGACAATGTACGTAATGAACAAGTAGTAACATATTTGTTACTAAGCCACCTTCGGGTGGCTTTTTGTTACATGTAACACGTATATACTAAATGTATATACCTTTAGCGCTCTAAAAAACTCCCTTCCTTCATCTGACGCTCTTCATGGTGCCATATCCGGTGACAGCTGGCACACAACACCACGCATTTTGACTCAATCTCCGCACGGGCCATCTTGTATGCCCCGTTTTGGGCCAGCTCACTTATCTTTCTATTGGCTGGGTCTTTTATAACATGGTGGAAGTCCAACGTGGCCGGATGATTCTGTCCGCACTGCACGCACTCCAAGGTGGACTTATACTCTTCCCACTCGGCCCGCATACGAATCTTCTGCATCCGTATGCGCTCGATGTGCGCTTCCCTGTTGTTGTGGTAGTGTTTACTTGAATACTGCCGTTGTTTTAATCTTCGTTCTTCCGGATCTTTAATTGGCATAGTAGAATATACCCTTACAGAAAGACTCTTTATAACATTTATCGTATTAATATGCAAAATATGATAAATATCCTACCAAGGTGAAAAATGACTGAAATCCTCGATTATTACCTATGCTACAAAGAAGCATTCTTACTTGGTGCGTCGTTTGGTATACTTGTTTCATATACTTTTGCTAAAAAAGCTTTACAAAATCATAGATGATGGTATTCTAGTTGCTCAAACCTATTTTTGGGGCGAATTATGTTTAACAGAAAGTTAGAAAAGGAAAATATCATGTATTTAATAGACTTAGCACGGGTGCAATTGCCACCTAATGAACTGCATGCCGCTATCGCACGTCGCGATGACAAAGTTGCACGGCTCAAGGAGCAAATGGGAAGTAAATACCGTCTTCATCCAGACAACATGGTCCGCTTACCACGGAACATACCTAATTTCTTGTTGAAGGAGAATGATAATGATTGAGTTTTTATTAGTAGGTGTAGTAGTTAATTTCATATTACTTGCAGGACTTTTTTATGTGTGCTCAAAAGAGTTTGAAAGATTAGAAGCTAGGCATAAGAAGGAAGAGGAAAACTTTATTAAATTGATAGTGAGATACTATGAATTATTTCTTGAAATTAAGGAATTAAAAAGGGGTAAAAAATGAAAACAATCGTCCATGTTAACCAACATGTGATTAAGGAAAATTCAAAGACAGGGGAAAGAAATCCCGTGTTGACTGTTAAAACTTATAAGACCAATACCTACGCACACGAAGTAGAGATAAAAGGCGACAGCAAGGTTGTATACAGCCCTGACAAGCCTTTAAGTTGCGGCGCCAAGGTATGGATCGAGACTCAAGGAGAGGTGGTGATAATAAAATGAAATACACATACGACACAGAGCTATTGTCCGACCTTTATAAAGACGCTTACGGCTTTCGTCCTGACGCAGAATACTTTAAGGCCTGGAAGGAATACCCCGACGACTTTAAACAAGTTATATGGAACAGAATACTGGTCGACCTTGCGGCGGCCATAGAAGCAGATAAGGAAGAAGAGCAATATGAGTGATTTACACGCTTTTAAAGACACAAAAGATATGACGGACTGGCTACGTGACAATGCATGGTCAGGATTAAGAGGAGAGGGCACGATTTCTTCTTCCCCAATGTCCGACCCTGTCAATTCTCCATCGCACTACACCAGCGGAGGGATCGAAACGATCGACTACATGGAGGCCAAGTCCACCCCTGAGGAATTCAGAGGGCACCTACGCCTATCTGCACTCAAGTATCTGTCCCGCGCCGGCCTTAAAGACGACACACTCAAGGATTTAAAGAAAGCGCAGTGGTATATCAATGCCTTGGTGGACTTTATTGAAGACAATCAAGATAATTAATAGTAAACTAGGCCAATGGACGACGAAAAACTAATGCAGATAGTCAGGATTACTGTGGACGGGATAACGTATCCCATGTTCGCACCTGTTATATGCAAAGAAGACGAAGAAGTAGGCGAAATTCAAGACCTAGAATTCGGTGAAATCGTCGTAATGAAACACATCGTATCTTGCTTACTTCATGGACTGAATAATACGGTGCAATGACAAGAAAATAATGGCATTTAGGTAACTTATTACGGCCAAAACAGAGAATAATTTTATAGAGACCCGAAGGTCTCTTTTTTTTATAAGTAGCGTTTTGAAAAATAGACGTAATGTAACGTAATGGGGTTTTTTAATGGATTTTGGGTGTTTTTGCTTAAAAAATAGGCAATTTTGCTTAAAAAATAGGCAGGTTTTTAGGTGCGTTTTGAGAGGGAAATAGGCTGAATGGCTTGGTGCGTGGGTCTTGGGGGGTTTTTCATGTTGGTTTGTTAATGGATCATGGCTCACGGACCACGGAGCAATTAATGCATTCTATATAAGGTAGCGTTTTGAAAAAAAAAAAATTAAATTGTTTTTTTTAAAATTTGACGTAATAGACGTAATGCCGTAAGGAACCAGTCGTAGCAACGTTCTTCAGCATTACGTTACATTACGTTGAAATAATAGACGTAATGGAATATCAAAACGTTCTAAAAGTGCGCGCGAGACCAAAATTTGGAAAAAATAAATTCTTTTTTTTGGCTAAAAAAGTGTAATGAGAGTGCTTTTTTTGAATAGGTTTGGAAGTAAATACATCTGTTTGGAAGTCCTTGTTATTTGTGTTACATTATCGGGTAAGATTTGGTATATGAGGAGAAAGTGATAATGCCGTCGAAGGATGAAGAAGTAAAACTAACTGGAATAACACCAAGAAAGCATGCTGTTCGCCATAGTGGCAATGGAAGAGCTAAGTATCCGTTTAAGGCAATGATCATAGGTGACTACTTTACTGTGGGCACTGAAGCAGAAGCCATCAACATACGAGGCGCTTTGAAATCGTTTTACAGAAGGATAGAGAATAGGCGCTTTACTGTTCGCCAGCCTATCGATAATGATTACATATGGATTTGCAGGAGGGTAAGCTAATGGCGCTTAAGGATGTTTGGAATGTTCCGCCCATCTTGGGGGATAAATTGCAGAAGAGACTATCTAGTAATGTAGGCTCTTTGCTTAGTCAGAAGAAGAAGTTAAACGGCCGCGAGTGGAAGTTTGTGCAAGAGCTGGTATCCGGTGACGGCCAAGTCACAATGAAAGAGTGCGCTATCCTTGCTGGCTTTAGTGAGAAATCAGCAAAGGTTACGGCATGGAAGCTTACCAATCCTGAAATCTGTCCGCATGTAGTTGCCGCGATCCAAGAGTATCGTGCAGAGTTAAATGCAAAGTATGGCACCAATTACGATAGGCACATGAAGGATTTGCAGTTGATACGGGATAAAGCGCTTGAAGCTGGCGCTTTCGGTGCGGCTGTATCTGCTGAATATCGTCGAGGTCAGGCACTTGGAACCATCTACATCGAGAGGAAAGAAGTTCGCATAGGCACCATCGATAGTATGAGTAAAGACGAAGTAATGCGTAAGCTTGAGGAAATCAAAAGAATTTACGGCGCTCCACCTCAAACCATCATTGATATGGAACCTATTGATGTAGAGAGCACCATCGAGGTTGAACCGGCATTTGACGCAAACGAGGTAATAGAGAATGGCAATAAAACCAGAGGCGGGGCTATACAAAAGGCTGAAAGAGAATCTACCGGAGGCGCACATCACGAGAATAGAATCGAGAGTGAACCTAGGGATACCGGACTGTCTGATAGCGCTGAACAAGACTAGGTTTGTAATGGTGGAGCTGAAAGTGGTAAAGCGCGGTAAGAAGGTCGCGCTTAGTCCACACCAAGTAGCCTTCCATCTCAAGCATGCCAGCTTAGGCTGTCCCACATATATCTTGGTGCAGTATCATCCGGCCGGCACAACATCTGCATTAAAGGCCGAGCTATTGCTATATGACGGATCGCAAGCAGAGGATTTGCTGTTGCGTGGCGTGGAATGTATCCCAGCTGAAAAATGGCCGCTATCACATGTGCATTGGCATATGTTTAGGCATGCTTTAACCGAGTAAAAGAAAAGGGGCTTAGCGCCCCTTTTTTATTGCCCTCCAAATATATTTGCAAATAGCAACATCGATAATAGTCTAAATATAGTGCTGAGTTTGAACGGTGCCTCCGGCGCCGCTGGTTTAGTCTCTATCGTTGCTCGCTCGCGTCGCAATCGTCTGCGTCGATCGTGTGGGTTTTCTCGTGGCATAGCAAGTCATCACCCCTTGTATACTCTAATTGCTTCATCTTCTATGTCATCAATGAATGAATCGCCTAAATCGCTTTCACGGACTGAATCGCCATCTTCATCTAGAATGCGCTTGATTGGCACTTCATACAATGTAGGGCTGTCGCCCGTGCCGTATCCGTCACGGTCTTCAGTCACATGCGCCGTTATCAAAAACCCTTGGTGCTCGAATTCAAAGCTCATGGATATCTACCTTTCAAATGCATTTAAATAATCGTTAACGGCCTCGCTGGCGGTCTCGCCCTCATAGCTGGTCGCTATAATCTCGGCGCAGTCTTCTTCTGATAATTCATACCTTAGCCGCTTGGCATAGTCTTTTAAATCCGTATGGTCAAAACTAATCTCTTCTACATAAGAGGCATTCGCTGTCTGATAGCGATACTCTTTAGCACAAGCCAAGGCGTCTTTTTCGTTATCAAAGGTGCCTAAGCATGTGCCGTTATGGTTGTATGCATTAAATGTCATCTTGCACCTCCATTAGTTTTTTTACATCAGTATCAATCAAGCATGCCACATCGTCCCTAAGGTCGCCTTCTGAAAATTCATTGATTAATACGCCTGTTTCCTCGTCGTATACACCTATCGTCACTTTGTAATACCATTTTCTAGTTTTCATATTAAGCCCCTATACATCGTATTGTTGATAAATAATTAATATACCGGTATTGGTTGAATGATTAAACGGTAGCCAGTTATAGTGCCGGCAAAAATACCCTCCGGCCTCTTGATGAGTCTCTGCATAGTAATTAGTAGCAAAAAAATCCTCTACTCTGTCGGCCGTTATGTCCGCCTCAAAATCTTCAAGCTTTAAGTATAGGTCTTGCCCATCTACGCCTAAGGGAATAGTCCCTATCCGCGTCACTTTTATTGTGTCCAAGCTTGGCACCTCCACGATCCTAAAATCTTCTCTGTCTGTGTAGTCTTTTAAATTGCCGGCGTCTACTTCATGCTCCGTCTCTTTTAAAAACTCGTCCAGCGCGGCCTGTGCACTTTCTATGCTGTCGAACCTAGTAGGTTCGCCATCATCGCTCCATGTATTTTTCCATCCGCCACATAGGCAATACTCTTGCACTTCATACTTGGCCATATCACACCCTCCCTTTCACTAGCGCATAAATCAATGCCAGTCTATCTGTCGTCATATTAAATAAAGCCGCCCCGAAATACTCTTCTATATCGCTAACAGTCCGAGCGGGTAATGCCTCCCTTATTGTTAGCTCCATCGCGTCTAGCATGGTCTCGGTCATATCACACCCCCAATTAAAAGTAGTGCTGTCGTTAAAGTAATTGCCCATAGGCATATCGTGAATGTCTTATCGGTCATGGTCTATTCTTCCTCAATTAGTTTAATCATCTGCGCCAATGCGTCTGTATTAGAATGCCAGTCGGTCATCTCTATTAGCATAGGCTCTTTCTCGGCTATGTGATTAATCAAGTCACATAGGTATTGCATTCTTGCTATCCTATATTGCTTGGTCATAGCTCGTCCTCCCCTTCTTTGTCATCTTCCGGCTCCGGAAATAGATAGTCTGCCGTGAATTGGATAACATCCCAGTTTATGCCGTTGTTAGCGTCAAAATCATCGGCCAAAACTTCCAGCACTCTTAGCGCCTCGGATTCAGTTAAATCCGGCCTTATGTTTAATACATCATCAATGTGCCAGTCGTCGGCTAAATACCAAATACCTGTCTCTGTCTGCTTCATATGTGCCATGGTCTAATCCTCTTCTATAATGCCGCTATCTAAGCATGCGGCTAATACGGTCTGCGCTAAGCGCCTATCTGCCATTATGGCCATCGCTATTGTTTCCTGTAGCTCTTGCCATTCGTCACGGTCTATGTTGCCTTGCCATTCATAATTATCAACAAGGCGGCTTATTGCCCATTCAATACTTGAGTGTAGATTCATAGTGTCGGCTCCCTATCTAGTGCGTCAATCGTATCAATAATGCAACTATCGGCCACGCTCATCAATCGCTCTATAGTGCCGTCGTTGATATCTTGCGCATAGTGATATACATTCGACAATAATCGTTGCGCTTGGTCTAAGTCGCTAAGTATTTGGTCTCTTGTCATGGTCTAGTCCCTTTCGTCAAAGTCACAATGTTTTAGCTCGGCCAATAGCTCGGCCTCGTCCATGTTTTTGAATCCCTTGAAGCCATACATTAACAAGTCCCATATTAGGCCATCATTAAAGCTAGTATCGGTTTGGCATAGCTCTAGGTTATATTCCACAAGCTTGCTAATTAGTTCGTCTCTATCAGTCATTTTGCTTTCTCGCTTTCTAGTGTTTAAGGTAGGTTACATTGCTTACGGTTTTATCCCAGCACGCGCGGCATGTTCCGCACTTGCCATTATTAGCTGGCGCTTTACATTCGACGCCATCTATCTTTCCGGCCTTGGTTATAACGGTGCTCGTTGTCGGCCACGCTCCAGCTGGTGCCATGTCCAGCATTGGCATGCTTAGGCGCACGGTTAAATTATCCGGCATGGCTCGCTGTCTATTAACCTTGGCCAGTATGCCTTTCTCTTTCGTAGGTAGCCAAAAAGTCACCTCCGGCATGGCCTCGGCAATGTCCATGATTGCCATTAAATGCGCCTCGCTTTGAATATCGCCGCTGTCGTGCCAGCGAAAATAGCCGGTAGTATCATTGCTTTTAATGGCCGCTATCATACCGGCCTTCCACGAAGGCAAGTCACTAAGGGATTGCAAATTATGCTCCCTGTGGCTTATTACATTTTTAAATCGATAATTGCCTTTCATAGCATAGCAGTCATAGCATACGCTCCCTTTAATCTCGGCCAGCTGGCGGCCGGTCTTGCACGCCGTCGCCGGCGTGCTAAAGGTATGGCATGGCATTTTCTTAGGCTCGCTAAGCTTAGGCATGAATTGAATGGTCTGCATGGCGCGCGCCCTTTCTATTATATTCGTAATACCTTGCTATTGTTGCCTCGGCCTCTGCCTCGGCCTCGGCATGGTCAAAAAAGCCGCCGGCTCCGTCAATCCATTCGCCTGTTTCGTCCATGATATCAAAACGATATATGTTGCCAGTTAAATACCGGTCAAAATAATCAATCTCACGCGCTAGCCTTGCCTCTATGCCCGCTCGGCGCTTTGCTGTAATGCGCGTATAACCTAGCCAGTCGCGCACGCGCTCCGGCGTGGTGTATATAATTCCAAGCTGGCCGCTGTCCCAGCGGCAATTAAATGGCGTTGTGCTAATAGTAATGCCGCCATGGTCATACATATAAACCGGTAAAATTATGGCGCGTGGTGCTGTCTTTTTTAAATCGGCAAGCCATTCCTCCGGCGCTTGTTTTGGTTGCTGGTCGCCAAGTGCATAGCGCCTATGCCATGTCACTATCACGCCTAAATTGTCACAATCGCGCGGATGATTTAATTCGCACTCGTCACGCTCTACAATAAATGAATATGCCATGATCATGCCGCCTTTTTTTGATTGATTGATGATGATATATATACCGGCTCCAAGTCCACGCCATTGAATAAGTCGCGGCACGATACCTTAAGCCGCTGGCCGGCCGCCTCGACGGTATACCAAAACTCCACGCCAAGCGTATCGCCATTGGTTGCGTCCGCTGGTAGCAGTCTTAAATCGCCGCCGCCGGCTTTCTTGTTAGCCGCTATAAATGAAGCCGCGAATTCGTCGGCCTCGAATCTTGGTAATTCCCATGCATAGGCTAAGGCGTTGGCAATAAACCGGTGCGCGCCGTATTCCGTCCAATGGGTAGGATAATTATCCCAATGCTTAAAAACTGTATAGGCGCCGTCGGCGTCTTTAAAAGTGTAAAGTCCACGAGTGCTCATAATTAAATCCCTTTCTATCTGTATGATTGAGCGGCCAGCCATCGCCGGCCGCTGGTTGCATTGTAATGCCATGTTTTAAATCATTGCAAGCTTTTTATTATGGCCTCGGTCGCGGCTATGGCATTGCTTAGTGCCTCCGCTATATGAACGGCGTGGCCTTTCGTATTGTGGCCATTAGCCAGCGCGGCCGCTATGCTCTCGGCGGATTCTTGGCTATATCTAGGCGCCTCGGCCAGCTTGCACGGCGACGCCTCCACTAGTCGCCAGCCGCCGGCCTCTCGCACCATCTTAGGTTTGATAGCTAAGTCGCCCACCATAATCACATGGCCAGTCCCTAAGAGCACGCCATCGAGCGCCGCCAGCGCGCGCTTGTTGGCCTCGTGGGTTTCAAAGAATTGCGGCGCCGCCTCGCGTAATAAGTCTAAATTGCTCATGGTTTGTTGCCTCCGTTTAATATAAGTCTAAAGTGTCGTTGTCCGCGCGGTCTTGCCACGCTTGCCGGTAGGCCTCCCGTCTATTAGGCTCCACCCAAGCGCCATACCATTCAGGATGTGCGGCTTGTAAATCGGCGGCCTCGTTTAATGCCTCCCGCTCTGTTTTGAATCCCGTTGAATAGGTGCATTCGTCGCCGCATTCATCGGCAATAATAATGTCGTAAGTTTGCATGGTTTAATCCCTTTCTATGGTTGCGGCGGCCATCGCTGGCCGCCATGGTTTAATTAGTCAAAGCGTGAATAATCGCTGGCGTGCGGTATAAACTGAAGCGGCTCGCGCGGGCTGTCGTCCGGCTCCCAGTCGCCGCCATCGTCCGCCATCGCTGGCGCCTCGGCGGCCTCGGCCTTAGGCCAAATGAACATGGATTTAACTTCAAAATCCAATTGCGCCGCCGCGTCAATGCCGCGCTTAGCGTTGGCCTCGCGCACTAGCTCGGCGGCCTCGTCGCCGGTGCCCCAATCTAAATTGGTAGGCGTATAGCCGCGCTCGCCGCGTTTGATTATGGCGATATTAGCGCCAGCTGGCTTGTTTAATAAAACGGTATAACATAGATTGAATGCTTGCATGGTTTTTAATCCCTTTCTGTCTGTATGGTTTACTTGCATAAGACCGGCGACGCCGCCGCCGGTTTCGCGCCCTTAGCGCTCATCAGTTATGCTATGCCGCCTCGGCCTCGGCGTCCGCCGCCGTGCCCTTGATATAATCCGCCGCTTTCTGAGCCAGCGCCGCCGCCTTGAATATGGCCGTGTTATCGTCGCGGCATGCCTTGAGCCAGCTCTGAATATATCCGGCATGGCGTAGCTCGCCGGCGATACCATTATCGGCGCAAAGGTAAGCGGCGCCAATTTCGGCGACTAGCTCTTCAAATGCATAAGCCGGATTCCCAAAACGGCCGCTATGGTCGCGCGCCAGTCTATGCTTAGCGCCTGTCCAATGCGTGAGCTCATGAAAGGCCGTGGCGTAGTAATGCGCGGCGCTGTCGAATGTGGCTTTATGCGGCAATTGCACGGCGTCGGTGCTCGGCATGTAGAAGGCCGCGTCGCCGCCATGGCGAATGATTGCGCCGGTTTTAACTATGGCCGCCTCGCATTGCTCGCTGGCGTCGAATGGCACGGCCACGGGCTCGGCCACCGGTGCGCGCTCGGCGTCGGTCTGCTCGATGTTAAACACGCTGTAAGCTTTTAGCACGGCATAGCCGCTGGATTTTTCACCGGTCGCCGCGTCCACGGTGCCGGCCACCGGTTTATAAAAGCAAATGGCCGTCCCTTTCTGTCCCTTGAGCACTTGCGCGCCGCGGTCTTGCCATTGCTTATATGTTGCCCATTGGCCGGCCGCGTAGCCGTTGCCCATGCTGGCCATGCCTAGAATTAAACGATTCACGCCGCGATAGGCCGCGCCGGTCACGATATTATGGTCGGCGCCGCTTGCCGCGTCGGCGTGCCATGGTTTAACCCAAGGCGCCGCGCCCTTTTCGAGCTCGGCGATAATTTGGTCGGTTACTGTCTGATAAATTGGATTTGTCATTCTGCTAGTCCCTTTCTTTCTGTATGGTTGCGGCGGCCAGCTGGCCGCCGTGGTCTATTGGTTGTAGCTGTTCCACCAGCCGCCCATGAATTCGTTGTCTGAAAAGTCCGCGACTAGTTCGTCGTCGGCTAAGCCAAGCACTACCAGCGCCCAGCCCAGCTTTTCACCGGCGGCGTCGCGGATGATTAATTGCGCTTCTTCGACGCTCTCAATGTCCGCAATAATTTGGTTATGGCTGGCGCTCTTTTTACATGCCCATTCTTCGCCGTCATAAACTGAAACGGTATGGCCGGCGGCTAATGCATGCTTTACTAAGTGTCTATATGCTTTCATGGTGTGCCCTTTCTTTCTGTCTGCTGTATGTTGCACGCCGCGCCCGCGCCGTGCTAGTTCCTATATTAATGATATACGGCACGCCGTCAAGCGCTTTTTCGCGTGCCGGTTACCTAGTCCGGCCAATGCCGGCCAGCATGCCCGCAAAGGCGCGCCGGTGCACGCTCACGCCGTCCAATTGCCGGCGGCCGGCTTGGTGCCTTGCCTATATAATAACCAAGCCCACGGCGCGTGAGCCGTGGAGCGTGTCCCGTGTGCCATGGTGCGATACGCGTGGCCGGTGCCCGTGTCCGGAAAAAAGCCTGGTCACATTGCCGGTGTCCGTGTCCGGAAAAAAGCCTGGTCACATTGCATGTTAGTAGGCGCTAACCTAAAATGTTAGTGGTCACTAACCAATGCGCAAAGTCGCATGCCCAGCAAGGCCAGTTTTAAGCGCGCTATAAGGCGCGTGATTCGTTTTGAACCTACCATACAGGGCTGGTTGTGGATATCCTGTGCGTTTCCTGTGGATTCGCTGTGGATAGAATGTGGATAACTTTCCGTGGCAAATGATCATAATTGTGGATAACTTGCCTGTGGATAAGCTGTGGATAACCCTGTGCATGAATTGTGGATAACTTTTGGCCTAACAGATCATAGAATGTGGATAACTTTTTCACGGTCCGCGGTCCATGGTCGCCGGTCCACGGCCCGCGGCCGGCGCTTAGGGGGGCAGAGTCCCTGAAACCGTTATGGTTATGTAAGTGAGCACTCACTAACCCACCCCAAAAAATTCCCCACCCTCGGCGGCCGTCCGCACACTTTAGCCCGATTTCGCACAGTTTTTGGCACTCCAAACGAAATTGAGGTATTATGACCCTACAAATAGGCCCCCTTGTTTTAATAAAGCCATTGCTAGAAAAATTTTTACAAAAATTAAAGAGAATGAAAACATATGCTTAGCGTCTCTGCAGCTGAACAAGCCTCTATTGAGCAGGCTAGATTAGAGCTTCGTCTTCTCCAGATTGAAGCGCAAGAAAAAGCCCGAAAGGACTTCTTGTCCTTTGCAAAATACGTATGGCCAGAGGCTATCTTTGGCGCGCACCACACAAAAATGGCAGATGCCTTTAACCGTCTAGCAGATGGGACCTTGAAAAGACTGATCGTTAACATGCCTCCGCGGCACACCAAGTCTGAGTTCTCGTCCTATCTGCTACCCGCGTTCATCATGGGCCGTAAGCCAAAAACCAAGATCATTCAAGCGACCCACACCGGGGAGCTTGCCGTGCGCTTTGGCCGTAAGGTCCGTAACTTGATGGACACAGAAGAGTACAAACAGGTCTTTGATGACGTAGCCCTTCGAGCAGACTCCAAGGCCGCCGGTCGGTGGGACACGGACCATGGTGGGGAATACTTTGCTGTCGGTGTGGGCGGCGCGATGACGGGCCGCGGTGCGGACTTGTTGATCATTGATGACCCGCACTCGGAGCAGGACGCTTTGTCAGAGCTCGCCATGGAGAACGCATGGGACTGGTACACCTCCGGCCCTCGTCAACGGCTCCAGCCTGGTGGTGCTATTGTCATTGTGATGACACGTTGGAACACCAAGGACTTAACGGCACGTCTTGTCAAGGCACAGGCCAGCCATAAAGCCGACCGCTGGGAGATTATTGAATTCCCTGCAGTCTTGCCTAGCGGCAATCCAATGTGGCCGGGGTTCTGGAAGCTTGAAGAGTTGCTCGCGGTCAAGGCCTCTTTGTCACCGCAAAAGTGGCAGGCCCAGTGGCAACAACAGCCAACCAACGACGAAGGCGCTATTCTGAAAAGGGACTGGTGGCAAGTGTGGCCTAGCGACGAGGCACCGCCTGTTGAATACATCATCCAGTCGTATGATACGGCTTATTCCAAGAAAGAGACGGCCGACTACTCTGTAATCACGACCTGGGGCGTGTTCTACCCGGACCAAGACTCAGGGCCTAATATCATCTTGTTAGACGTCACGCGAGGTAGGTGGGATTTCCCGGAGCTTAAACGTATTGCCAAGGAAAGCTACGACCAGTGGAAGCCTGACAATGTGTTGATCGAGGCCAAAGCGACAGGGATCACGCTTCAGCAGGAGCTAAGGAGAATGGGTATTCCTGTGACAATGTACTCACCGGGTGGCCGACGTAGCGGACAGGACAAGGTATCGCGTGCGCATTCTGTTGCACCCATCTTGGAGGCTGGTATGGTGTGGGCCCCGGACACGGACTGGGCAGAGGAATTAGTGGAAGAGTGTGCTGCATTCCCGAATGGCGACAACGATGACATGGTCGACAGCACGACGCAGGCATTGAATAGATTTAGGGCAGGTAATTTTATATCTCTTGGCAGCGATTTATTAGAGGATGAAAAGCAACAAGATGTTGCATTCGAATACTATTAAGGGATAGAATAGTGGGAAATTACCCCCGGAGATTTTGCAATGTTTAACGACCCACGCGCCAAGGACCTTCTGGCCATGTACCCACGCCGATTAGCCGAAGGCGGTAAAGTAGAATCGCCGTCTACCTTTAATGCAAGAGGGTATTTAGACGCATATCCGGATTTACAAAAAGCGTTTGGTAATGACTTAGCCGCTGCAGAACAACACTATACCAATTACGGTATAAAGGAAGGGCGTACAGTTCCGCCTGTAGAACGGCCTGCAACGACGACCCCATCTTGGCAAGCCCCTGCGGTACAACAACGCAAGACTTCTTTGACTCCGATATATGCCCCTAGTCAAGTACCTGCTGGCTATACGGGCAATTACATTGACCCAACAACACTATCCGCGTCACAGCAAAATGCCCGCATTAGGGCGGAACAAGACAAGGCTCTTAGGGAGGTGATAGACCGAAAAGAACCCGGATCGGTTAGCGGACGTGACTATCGCCAATTGCAACAGGCGGTTCGCAGGTTTGAGGGCCCTCTTAAAGACTTTGGGGCTCCATTTAATGCAAGAGGCTATTTAGAAGCGAATCCGGATTTAAAAAATGCATTTGGTAATGACGCAGCTGCAGCATGGCAGCATTATTTCCAATTTGGTAAAAAGGAAGGACGGACAGTCCCCCCTCCATTTAATGCACAAGGGTATCTAGACGCGTATCCGGATTTAAAAAATGCATTTGGTAATAACTTAGCTGCAGCAGAAGACCACTATTACAATTATGGTAAGAGTGAAGGGCGGACAGTCCCCGTTCCGTTTAATGCACAAAGGTACTTAGATGCATACCCGGATTTAAAAAAGGCATTTGGCAATGACTTAGCTGCAGCAGAGCAGCACTATATCAATTACGGTAAAAATGAAGGACGGACAACCCCTCCTGCTCCTGATATAACAGATATAAATAATCCAATTTTTCGACCTGCCTCTACGGTATCGCCAGTAAATAACCCCACTGCTCCTTCCATAGGAGGCGCATCATACACCGGCCTGTACAATCCGCTTGTAAATGCTATTACTAATAACGTTAATGCCGTAGTAAAACCGGTGGATCTATCCACCACTCCTACCACGGGAGGGTTATTAAATACTAGCCAATCACCTAACACTGTTACAGCGCCTGCAATCACTACTCCTTCCATGGCGTCTGTATATAGCCCTCAGGTTGGTTTTCCGATAGGCAATCAAAGTAATGGATATAGCATTGCCGACATGATAAAAGGAGGAACATATAACCGCCCTACCTCTGGTTTTGGCATGGCCTCCGTTTTTAACCAAGGCGGTCCAGTAGAAAAAAAGTCCGGTGAGTCAGAGGCTGCCTCTGACAGTTCCGCCGCGGACCTTGAGCAGTGGCTCTTGAACAACTCACGTGCCCAAGTCGGCCCTGTCGACGTGCAAGAAGTGCGCTCTGCAAGAGGCCCTGGCAAGTACGACACCCGCCTTAGCAAGAACATAGACGGCCTAGAGGCCTTTGCTGACGTGGACGTTAACGACAAGAAGTTAAGTCAAGTTGGCGCGAGTTTCGTGGGCCGTGGTCGTATAGGCAATTACGAAGTGCAGTACGTGTACGACCCTGAGACTAAGCAACCTGTGATTACTGGTGCTATTCGTAGGGAGTTGAGTCCTACTAGTGACGTGTCCGCTGAGGGCGTGTATGTGCCCTCGAGGGACGGCAAGGACTACTACAATGCTGGCGTTCGTTACACCAAGCGGTTTGAGAATGGCGGGGAAGTAACAAACGAGAACGACCGAACACTTCGCTCCATTGTCGTTACTCCTACGAATAAAAAAGAAGTAGGCCACCCAAATGAATACGTTGACGCCGTAGCGCGTTGGGGACGTAAAGGCCAAGAAGGCTTTGCAAACATGATAGGACTTGGCGAAGAGGTTAAGTTTGCCAATGCCATCCCTGAGTTCTACTTTCCTAAGGACGAGCAGCTAGACGGACGTGGCGATGCAATGCGCCATATGTTATTGCAGGCACAGATAGCAAAGAAGCTAGGCAGGACACCTGCGGAGATTGCAAGCTGGATTCATGAAACCATGTTGACTGGCGGACAGTCAGATGCTGAAAAGGCGATGGACGTGGCCAATGACGCGCGAGGCATGGACATTGGATTACGGTCCAAGGACAAAGCAGACATGGCCTACCAAGCGCTACAGGCAATCAAGTCTGGACAAGCTAAGACTATTGCAAAGGCGAAAAAGCCAAAAAAGTTTGAAGATGGCGGGGAAGTAACACCTGCAAAAAGTAGGGTTAAAGAAAACCTTGATGCCATAATTCAAGGGGTAAAAAATGAAAACGTCAGTGCTAAGGACGCAGCGTTGTTCATCAATTCGTTTATTCCTGTAACAGGAGATATTCAATCCGCAGCTGAGTTATATCAAGCTTTAAAGGATAAAGACTACCTAGGAGCAGGGCTTAGCGGGCTTGGATTAATTCCTGGACTTCCTGCTATGGGCGGTGTTATTAAGGGAAGAAAATGGTCAGACAACCCAGGGGGAAGTTGGTTAGAACATAAAAGAAAACTGGCAGCAGACGAGGGCATGAATGAGTTCGGTACACCTGAAAGAATGGGTACTCTGACAGGAGGCTTTGACGAAGAGCAAACTATCCCGGTCAGTGTTCTCCGTAATATACGTGGCATGCGAGGAGAACAGGATAATGTAAGGTCTGACTCCATTGAATGGCTTACTAAACACATGAGCAAGACTGGAAAATTACCTCCTACTCAAAGTGGTAAAGAATACGCTCCTTTCATTACGGTAGATCAAAGAGGCATACCCTATGTTAACGAAGGCAATCATAGGATTATGGTTGCGGATAAATTAGGATGGGAAAGCTTACCTGTTGAAATTAGGTACTTTAACGGAGGGGAAGACATGCCTGGTATAATGTCTCCTAGCAGCATAGAGGCAATGCCCGATTTACCTCGCATGAAGAAAACAAAGAAGTAACACTTGCGTAAACCCTGCAATACCGAGTACACTACGGAAAATACTCGGACGAGAATCCTATGCCCATTGACAAAGTAGTTAACCAAGCCCCTGAAACATCTATTGAGATTGATCAGGAAGGCCTGCCCGAAATCGAAATAGTCTTGGAAGACGATGGCGGAGCTACGGTTGAGATAGGCGAAGACGAGGATAACGAGGTAGAATTTTACGCCAACTTGGCGGAAGTGATTGACCAAGACGATTTAAGCCGTATGTCTATTGACTTACTGGCTTTATTTGACGCCGACAAGGCCTCCCGTAGTGACTGGGAGCAAGTTTATGCCAAGGGCCTTGAGCTGTTAGGCTTGAAAGTCGAAGAACGCACCAAGCCATTCCGTGGCGCAGCCGGTGCAGTCCACCCAATGTTGACCGAAGCGGTAGTACAGTTCCAATCGCAAGCGATGAAGGAGCTAATGCCAGCAGACGGACCTGTTAGAACGCAGGTTTTGGGCAAGGAAACAGTAGAAAAACTACAACAAGCGTCACGTGTTCAAGATTTTATGAACTACGAACTGACAACCGTGATGGAAGAGTACACTCCAGAGATGGATCAGGCCTTATTCTACCTAGGTTACGGCGGTTCTGTGTTCAAAAAAGTGTATTTTAATGCACAATTAGACAGAATGGTGAGCAAGTTAGTACTTGCTGACGACTTATACATCCCTTACACCGGCTCAAGCGTCATGAGCCAATGCCCACGGATCACGCACCGTGTTCCGATGGACGCAAACGAGTTCAGAAAGCGCGTTGTCGCTGGCGAATACTTGGATTTAGACATCCAAGCAGAGAGTTCTGACCCAAATCAAGACCAAATTCAAGAAGGCGTGGACCGTCAAACAGGTTTAAGCCCTTCTGACCAAGCCGAAGAAGTATTTTTGCTTGAATTCCAAGTGGATTATGACATTCCAGGCTTCGAAGACACGGATGAAGACGGTGAACCGACAGGAATTAAGCTTCCTTACGTTGTAACCATTGACGAAGTGAGCGGAAACGTGCTCGGCGTGCGTCGTAACTGGAAAGAAGGCGACGAATTAAAACGTCGCTGCAATTATTTTGTGCATTATGTGTTGATCGAGGGCCTTGGTGCGTATGGCTTGGGCTTTGTTCACTTAATCGGCAGCCTATCTAAGACAGCAACGGCTGCATTACGTCAATTAATTGACGCGGGTACGTTCTCTAACCTACCTGCAGGCTTCAAGGCTAAAGGCGCACGGATCGCGGACACGGATACACCTATCCAACCAGGCGAATGGCGTGACATTGACGCTGGTGGCGCTGAATTGCAGTCATCACTATTACCATTACCGTATAAAGAGCCTAGCCAAACACTATTCCAGTTATTAGGCTTCACTGTAGACGCGGGTAAACGCCTTGCAAGTATCGCGGACATGCAAGTTGGTGATGGCAATCAGAACGCAGCGGTCGGAACGACCATTGCATTGCTTGAGCGTGGCTCAATGGTCATGTCGGCCATCCATAAACGCTTGCACTACGCACAAAAATTGGAATTCCAACTGCTTGCCAAGGGCTTTGGTGAGTATTTACCTAAAGAGTACCCTTATGACGTGCCGGGTGCCAGTCGTAAGATTAAAAAATCAGACTTTGACAACATGGTGGCAGTGCTTCCGGTTGCCGACCCTAACATATTCTCTACAGCACAGCGTATAACCCTTGCACAAACACAGCTACAGCTTGCGCAGGCGGCCCCACAGATGCATAACATGTACGAGGCATACTACCGGGTCTACACGGCACTAAACGTGCGTGATATCGACGGCATATTGCGTCCACAGAGCTCTCAAATGCCAAAAGACCCGGCGACAGAGAATGCTGACGTGTTGGATACGATGGAATTGAAAGCATTTGCTGGTCAACAGCATGACGCACACATTGAATCGCACTTACGCATGGGCATGTCGCCAATGTTGCAGGCGAACCCTATGTCTGCGTCTATATTGCAAAAACACATCTTGCAACACATCCGTATTAGGGCAGAAGAGGACGTGGAAGCCGAATTATTCCAAGCATACGGCACGGACCCAGACGGTATGGTGTCAATAATCCAAAAAGAGGGTATGATTGCATTGAAAGTAGCGCAAGCCATGGCTGACGTTAAAGCAATGCAAGACCAAATCGCTGGTACAGGCCAAGAAGCCACTGACCCGGTTGTGGAACTCAAGAAACAAGAATTGGATCAACGTGCTAAGGCTGACGCGGCGGATGCAGCGGCTAAGGAGAAGAGTTTGGCACTCCAACAAGAAAAATTAAGACAAGAAGCGCAAGATGATAAGGCCAGCATTGCATCGCAGGATGCAATCGCAGAGGAACGTGCTGCTATTGCCCGTGAGCGGTTGGCCATTATGGAACAACAGATGTTAGGTCAACAACAGCAGGGTCAAGGAGATAACAATGCCGCTTAAAAAAGGTAGTAGCAAGAAAACCATATCCAGCAACATCGGTACACTTGTCGGTGACTTTAAAGAGTCAGGCAAGATTGGCACAAGCAAGCCAGCGTCAAAGGCTAAGGCCGTAAAACAGGCTGTGGCCATTGCGTTTAGCAAAGCAGGTAAAACTAGGCCCGCCAAGATGAAGAAGGGTGGCGATGTAATGGAAGCTAAAGTAACATACGTAAAGAAAAAAGACGGTAATAAACCAGTAAAGATTTGTTAAATAGTTTTAAGCCTACAGACGAGGGCTCTTGATCGTCTGCCTTTTACATGGAAGATTGAACCATGCTTGAATATGCAGAAAGACTTCTTAAGGAAGTTAGAAAGTTACAGTCGGACTCCGAAGCAATAGTGCTGAACGGCACCATTGCCAATATGGAACGGTATCGTTTCATGATGGGGCGTCTAGAAGGCTTAAAACTCGTTGAGGAAATGATCAAGGAATCCTTGAACTCAAATATTGATCCTTTAGATTTTTAACCGTGGAGGCCCTATGGCAGAAGAAGAAACAAAGAACCTAACAGCGCTAGAAAAGAAGTGGCTTGAGAACGAGCAGAATAAGCAGCCGTCTATTGACGATGCCTATGACGCAGACGGCCAGTTTGACCCATCACTGATACCAGAGGAGGCCATAAGCCGTATTCCTCGCCCTACAGGATGGCGTGTAGCAATATTGCCGTATCGTGGCGCAGAACGCACGAAGAGCGGTATTGTGATAGCAGAAGAAACTCAGAAACGTACACAGCTGGCTACGAATTGCGGCTACGTATTAAGCTTGGGTGATTTAGCCTACAAAGACGAATCCAAATTCCCATTCGGCGCATGGTGCAAAGAAGGCGACTGGATTATCTTTGGTAGGTACGCAGGTTCACGTATTTCTATCGATGGTGGTGAAATCCGATTTTTAAACGATGATGAAATCTTGGGCATTGTAAATGACCCAGAAGACATCTTGCATATGTAAGGAGTAGAAAGTTATGGCTGAAGATTTAGACTTTAAGGTAGGCGAAGAAGACGAAAGTCCGGCTACTGTCGAGCTTGATGGCGACGGTGGTTCCGAACTAATCAATAATGACTCCAACCAGGCCCCTTATGTTGAAACACAATCAACACAGGCGCAAGGCGAGGAACTAGATGTATACAGCGACAAGGTAAAGAAACGCATTGACAAGCTTACTGCTCGTCTACGCGAGACAGAACGTCGCGAACAGGCTGCGCTAGAGTACGCTAAAAACGTACAACAAAAAGCACAGGCCTATGAGCAATATGCTTATAATTCGGATAATGCCCGCTTAGGCGAGACCAAAAGCCGTATTGATACACAAGCTGTTGCCTTAAAACAGATTATCCGTAAGGCACGTGAAGAAGGCGACTACGACACGGAGATAGAAGCGCAAGAACGTTTGACTGAAATTCAAATGGAACAACGCAGTATTTCTGAAGTAGCGTCACAACGTCAATACAACCAACAACAGGTACAGCAGGCCCCTCAACAGGTGCAACAGCCTGTCCAACAGCGCTCTAGCTATGACCCTAAAGCCGAAGCGTGGGCCGAGGAAAACGAATGGTATGGCAAAAACGTGGCAATGACACATGCAGCTCAGGGCATTCATAAGCAATTAGTTTTAGCAGAAAGATTTGACCCAAACTCAGATGAGTATTATGATGAGCTAAATAATAGATTGCGCGAGGCATTCCCTACGCAATTCAACGCAAAAAACAGGACCAATCGACCCGTGCAAACGGTTGCGCCTGCTTCCAGGTCTTCTGGAGTAAATAATGCACGCCGCACTGTCAAGCTCTCACCGAGCCAAGTTGCGATAGCTAAAAAATTGGGTGTTCCGTTAGAAGAATACGCCAAATACGTTAAGGAGTAATAAAATGGATCAAGAACAAGCTGTACCAAAACTAAATCGCAGTGCACGTGAGACAGATTCACGAGAAACTACTGCGCGCCGTAAATCTTGGGCCCCTCCTTCACGATTGGATGCGCCTCCTGCGCCTCCAGGATACAAGCACCGTTGGATTAGAGCAGAATCTGGTGGACAAGAAGACCGTATTAACGTCACGGGTAAACTCCGTGAAGGTTATGAGTTAGTACGTGCCGACGAGTACCCAGAATTTAGCAGTCCTTCAGTAGACGATGGCCGACATGCTGGTGTTATCAGCGTGGGAGGTTTATTGCTTGCACGAATCCCAGAGGAAACAGCACAAGAGCGACGCCAGTATTACGAATCACGCACCCATGATCAATTATTGGCTGTCGATAACGATTTAAGCAAATCAAATGGACATTCGTCTATGCGAATTCAGAATCCGACTCGTCAGACCCGTGTATCGTTCGGCGGACCTAAATCCTCCGAATAACTTAATTTAAGGAAATGACAAAATGGCAAATATAGATAAAGCCTTTGGTCTTCGTGCATTAGGAAACCTTTCAGCTACTGGCGCTCAAGCTCAGTACGGTTTCACAATCGCAGATAACCAAGCAGGCGCAATTTTCCAAGGTGACTTGGTAACAGTTTATGATGGTTATTTAGTGGCATTTGCACCAGCGACACACACTGCAGCAGTAGGCGTGTTCAACGGTTGTAACTACATTGATCCAACCACTGGTAAACCTACATGGAAGAACTACTACCCAGGTAGCGTTAACATCACTCAAGGCACTATCCAAGCTGATGTTATCGATGATCCAGCACAATTATTCATCATTCAATGCGATGAAGGCTTAACACAAGCTCAAATCGGTTTCAATGCTGACGTAGTTGCAGGTTCAGGCAGCACAACAACAGGTCAATCTGCAATGGAGTTAGATTCTTCTACTATCGCCAAAACAGCAGCTTTGAACTTGAAAATCGTTGGTTTATACAACGTTCCAGGCAACGAATTCGGCACTAACGCCGTTGCTGTTGTAAAAATCAATGAACATCTATTCGGCAGCGTTGGCGTTGCTGGTCAAGGAGCTTAATCATGGCAATTTCACGTTCCCAACTAGTAAAAGAACTTGAGCCGGGTCTGAACGCATTGTTCGGCATGGAATACAAGGGTTACGAAAAAGAGCACGAGCAAATATACGATACCGAAACTTCTGACCGTGCGTTTGAAGAAGAGGTAATGTTGTCTGGCTTCGGTGAAGCTCCTGTTAAAACTGAGGGTGCTGGCGTTTCATACGACAATGCTCAAGAAGTTTACACAGCGCGTTACACACACGAAACCATTGCTTTGGCTTATTCATTAACTGAAGAAGCTGTTGAAGATAACTTGTATGCATCACTTGCTGCTCGTTACACCAAAGCATTAGCTCGTTCAATGGCAACAACAAAACAAATCAAAGCAGCAGCCGTATTAAACAATGCGTTTACTACAGCAATCGGCGGCGACGGCAAACCTTTGTGTGCAACTGACCATCCAACATTGTCTGGTCCAGATCTACGCAACGAATTGTCAACTCCAGCTGACTTAAGCGAAACTTCACTTGAGCAAGCTTTGATTGACATCGCAGCATTCACTGATGAGCGTGGTTTGAAAATCGCGGTTCGTGGTTTGAAATTGATTGTTCCAAAAGAACTACAATTCACCTCTGATCGTATTTTGAAATCTACTCTACGTGTTGGTACTGCTGATAACGATATCAACGCTATCAAAAACATGGGTATGGTTCCACAAGGCTACACAGTCAACCATTACCTAACAGACCCAGACGCTTGGTTCATCAAAACTGATGCTCCTAACGGCATGAAAATGTTTGAACGTGTTGCGTTCAAAACTGGTTTTGAAGGTGATTTTGATACAGGTAACGTACGTTACAAAGCACGTGAGCGTTATAGCTTCGGTTACAGCGATCCACGCGGTATCTTCGGTTCACCAGGTACACCTTAATTCAACGGTAATACGTAGAATGGAAAGCCACCTTCGGGTGGCTTTTTTATTGCAAAAAGTATTGACAGCACTAATACATACTGTATAGTGGGACCAAAGGAGTAGATTATGCCATACGCTAAGGACTATATTGGAATATATAAAATTGTTAATAGCGTCACAGGAAAGTGTTATGTAGGACAATCGCAACGCGTTAAAAAAAGAATAAAAGAGCATTTTAGACTACTTAATTTAAATAAACACTCTAATGGACATCTTCAACACTCATTCAATAAATATGGAAAAGAAGCTTTTAAGGGTCACCTTGAAGTAATATGCGAAGACGTAAATGATTTAGACACGCTTGAAGAAGCTTTTTTAGTTAAAAAAGCATGGTTTGACGAAGAAGTTGTATATAACATTGCTAATTTTGCTAAAGCGCCTATGCGCGGCAAGACCCACACTGAAGAAACACGAAAAAAGATAAAAGAAACAAAATTACGGTCTAATTTTGACTACACTGATACGGAATGGAGAGAAAAACTACGGTTAGGACAGGCAAGTAGATTTTTTTCAGACAAAGTATTTGTTGCAAATCTTAAGTATATCCTTGATAATCCTACAATGAGTTATGCAGAACGCGGGCGTCATTTGGGAAAGGATACATCATCTACCCGCAAATTATTTATTAAATATAAACATTTACAAGGAATTATATAATGGCAACCACACACTTTAACGGCCCAGTAGCGTCTGCTAACGGATTTGAAGGCAACACTACAGGTAACGTAGTAGGCGACGTAACAGGCGTTGTAACAGGCAGCTTAGTAGGCTTTGCAACACTACCTACTTACACTGTGACATCCGCTAATGCTTTGACCCCTAAAACAGCAGGTAAAATCATTTATGTATCAAACGGCTTAGCTGGCAATCCATGTATTGCTGTAGGTAATGGTACAAACTGGATTTCACCAGCCGGTACAGCTATCGCAGCATCTTAATTTTAACTTCTAACTTTAAAGGAGTTAAATTATGTCTACTCTATCCTCAATTACTCGTGTAGGTACATACGAGCCGTTTGAGTTACAGGTATCGCGTGGTCAAATCATGGGCCACTCTACTGTTATAGTGTTTGGCTACAATCCAGATGTAGATACTTCTGAAGAATCTATCTGGCCTGATGGCGGTACTGTTCCCCATCCTACTGTGGCCTCTGTTTTAAAGATAAGCTCTACTAGCGCTAACGATACATCAGCTGGTACTGGCGCAAGAACAATTGCTATTTTTGGTCTTGATGCAAATTACAACGAAATTAGCGAGTCTGTCCTTTTAGATGGACAAAATTCTGTAAATACAGGGAATAGCTACCTTTATATAAACGGGTTTTACGTAACTACAGCAGGTTCAGGCGGCGTAAATGCGGGTAATATTAATGCAGGTACAGGCGTAGTAACAGCAGGTGTTCCAGCAGTGTTATACGACATCATTGCAACTGGCTACAATAACCGCACCACGGCACATTACTGTGTTCCAGCCGGTTACACCGGCTATTTAACTACAGGACTTGTGACCACAGGCCAGGTAACAGGCTCTACTTCTGTTACTGCGTTCCTTAAACAGCGTGGCACAGATGGTATTGTTCGTGTAGGTGCGGTATCTACGTTAAACAACGGTTCTGTACAGTATGATTTTACATACCCTTACATTATTCCAGAAAAGAATTGCGTAGGCGCAACTGCAATAGGCTCTTCTGCAAACAATTCTGCCAGTGCATACTTAAACATCGTACTGGTTAAGAATGACGGAAGTGTTGCATAATGGAGATGATGGTATGGAATATCGTGCTATCTTTTATGGTAGCTATCATGGGCTTTTTACTTAAAGCTAAGTTTGAAGACCTAGATAGACTTAGTATTTTACTTAATAGAACCAGAGAGGAGATTGCTCGTGATCACATCACTCGTGCAGAAGTTAGAGCAGATATTGAAAAAATTATGGAACGGTTTGACGATGGCATTAATCGCCTGGAAGCAAAAATTGATAAACTTTCTGAAAAGAATTAACTAAGGAGACATATTATGGCTGGAAGAGGAATGGGTGCAGCAACTGCCGGTGGTGGTTGTGTTGAAAAAGGTCCTAAAAACAAAATGGTAAAAGAAACAAGCAAAACTACCGGTCCAGTGTTTTTAGCAGACGGTGGCGAAGCCATCAGCCCTCGCAAACGCATGGCAATGGGCATGGCTTGTGGCGGTAAAGTTAAAAAAATGAAAAAAGGTGGCAGCTGCTAAATGGCTACTTCAGGTACCACGATATTTGATTTACAGATCGACGAGCTTATAGAAGAGGCTTTTGAACGTTGCGGCATGCAAATGACCAGCGGAAATCAGCTTAAATCTGCTCGTCGCTCGCTCAATCTAATGTTTTTAGAGTGGGCAAATCGTGGCCTGAACCTTTGGACGATTGAACTTGCAACCGCTAACCTGACTGTAGGGCAAATAGAAGTTACATTGGATACAGATACTGTTAACGTGCTGTCTGCTGTTATACGAGATAGTTCCCAAAGCCCTCCAGTAGACATTGTAATAGATAGGATTAGTCGTGCTGAGTATCTGCACATTCCAGATAAGACAACACAGGCAAGGCCTGCCCAGTTATACGTAGAACGCACCAATGTTCCTAAGGTATATCTGTATCCAGCGCCTAATGCCACTAATCTATATCAACTTCGTTACTACCGAATTAAGCGTATGGATGATGCAGGCGATTACTCCAACACAGCGGACGTTAACTTCCGTTTCTTGCCTTGTTTGTCAGCAGGCTTAGCGTATTACCTGTCTTTAAAGTACACGCCAGAGCGCACACAGGCTTTAAAGGGCATTTACGAAGAAGAATTCGCGCGCGCGGCTGCAGAGGATAGGGACACCGCAAGCTTTTATATTGTACCTGCCGTAATGGGATACTAATGTGGCATATGCTTCAGGTAAGTTTTCGTATGGATTGTGTGATTACTGCGGTCAGCGGTATCCGTACAACGTATTAAGAAAAAATTGGCGTGGATTTAAGGTCTGCCCAGACGACTACGAGCCAAAAGAGCCACAATTAGAGCCATTGCAGTTTGTGGCTGACGCTCAGGCGCTTGAGCAGCCTCGTCCAGATCGAGTAGAACCTATGCAAGTGTATGTAAATGCGCCAGGCGACACCGCGTTCCAGAGTATCGGTAGCGCAAATAACACGGTGGATATGCGTCCATATCCAGTGGATAAAGATCTTGTAGGACAATGCTCTGTAGGCACTGTTAGGGTAGAGATAACATGACATATGATGAATTATTGACCAATATTCGTAATTACACCGAAGTAGGCGCAAATGTGTTTACTGATTCAGTGTGTAATACGTTTATTTTAATGGCTGAGAATCGTATCCTGCGGGATATTGATTTGGATGTATTTAAACTAGAGGTTACAGGTACACTTACCCAGGGAAATAAGTTCTTAACCGCTCCTACAGATATTTTGACACACCGCTACATTATGGTGACTAAGGACAATGAGCAGATATTTCTAGAATTTAGAGATACTTCCTACATGAAAGAGTACTGGCCCAATGGTGCTACCACAGGAACTCCCCGTTTTTATTCTGTATGGGATCAAAATACGTTTTATCTAGCCCCTACCCCTGACGATTACTACACGGTTGAATTGGGTTACATACGCAAGCCGGACTCATTATCCGAAACTAACCCGGAAACATGGGTCAGTATTAACGCACCAGAAGCACTGTTATATGCCTGTTTAATCCAAGCCTATAGCTACACTAAGGGCCCTGGAGAACTTATGGGCTACTTTGAAAACAGCTACAAACAAGCTATTCAAGGTCTTGGCGTTGAACAGCAAGGTCGTCGTCGTAGAGACGAGTGGCGTGATGGCATGTCTAGGCTGGTGGTTAAATCACTGTCTCCTGGGCCCTAGTTATTTATATGAATTATCTGGTATTATTACACGGAATAAATTAGGGATAACCCATGGCTATTTCACAGGCAGTGTGCACAAGTTTTAAAGTTCAATTATTGAGCGGCGCACAGAATTTTAATACGGGCACTACAAAAGTATATAAGATTGCTTTGTACACATCTTCAGCGACGTTGGACGCTTCAACTACGGCGTATTCAACAGCGAATGAAGTAGTGGGAACAGGATATACGGCAGGGGGTAATGTACTTACGGTGTCTCAAATCCCAACAAACGGTGGATCTACTATTGCCTATATTGATTTTGAAGACGTTACATGGCCTTCGTCCAGTATTACCGCAAGAGGAGCATTGATATATAATAGTACGGATAACACTGCAGTTACTGTGTTAGATTTTGGTTCGGATAAAACATCCTCCGCTGCCAATTTTACAGTCATTTTTCCAACCGCAACATCAACAACAGCAATTATTAGAATTTCTTAAGGAGTAATATTATGTTAGATAAAGTAAATGTAGGCGATGCATCAACTGCATCATTGATTCGCAGTGCTGGCAGTTCTGAAAGCGTTGAGCTTGATGGGCACTATTCAGTTGAATGCATAGGCGCTGATGGTCAAGTTAAATGGGCAGAAGAGATTTTCAACCTTGTAACTACTGTGGGTAAAAACTTCACAATGGATACAGTGTTGGGTAACAGCGCCGGTGGCGCAGTAGTTATGGGTTTGAAAGGCACAGGTACCGCAGTGGTTGCAGATACACAAGCATCCCACGCTTCTTGGGATGAAGTCGGTTTAGCTAATGCACCTACATACACAGGTAACCGCCCAACACCTACATTCAGCGCAGCATCAGCAGGTGCTAAGGCAACAAGCTCAGCAGTATCATTTGCAATCACAAGTACAGGTACCGTAGCAGGTTGTTTTATTAATATCGGCGGTTCAGCCACTAAAGATAATACTACAGGCACGTTGTTTAGTGCGGGTGATTTTACTGGTGGTTCACGTTCAGTTATCAACGGCGACACATTGAATGTAAGTTATACCGCAACCGCAGCTTAATTAGGAGTCTGCTATGGCTCTTGTAATAAAAGACAGGGTTTATGAAACCTCGACCACGACTGGCACTGGCACGTTAACCCTTGCTGGTGCTGTATCTGGGTTTCAAACATTTTCCTCCGCAATTGGCAATACCAATACAACATACTATACTATCCAAGACCAAACCGGTCCTGATTGGGAAGTAGGGATTGGTACGGTTGGTGCAGGTACATTGGCTCGTACAACAGTTCTAGCCTCATCAAATAGCGGAAGCCTTGTCAATTTTACATCAGGGTCATTGTTTGTCTTTGGTGACTATCCGGCTGATAAAGCTGTTTATGGTAGTGGCACTACCCTTGTTGCACCTAGTGGAACAATCCTTCCTATCGCTAATGGCGGAACAAATGCCACCGCTACTCCGACACTTGGTGGTGTAATTGTAGGAACAGGTACAGCATACTCATCAACGGCAGCGGGTACTTCAGGGCAAGTTTTAACTTCTAATGGGGCATCAGCCCCTACTTGGACTACCCCTAGTGGTGGCGGCGGATCATCCGGATTTGAACAAACTTTTTTATTGATGGGGGCTTAAATGGCTAATACCTACAAAGTGCTAGGACAGTCGAATCCTGCCGCTACAACAGCAACAACTTTATACACAGTACCCTCCGCAACATCAGCAGTGTGTTCTACATTGTCAATTGCTAATTTAAGCACATCAACAACATTTAGGGTTGCAATAAGACCGGCAGGTGCATCTTTGGCAAATCAACATTATATTGTTTATGATAATTTTGTTAATCAATATGACAGCATACTTTTAACACTTGGTTTTTCTTTGGCTACAACAGATGTTGTTACTGTTTATGCGGGTACTGCTAACCTTGCATTTTCTTTATTTGGCACAGAGATAACATAATGAGTGTAAAAAATGTACAGTCTAATGGTTTAATACCTAGAGGTACTGATACTATTGCCACTAACCCACAAAAAAATACTTGGGTTAGGAATCCATCTTGGGTGGCATTTCCGTCTATTACAAGTAGTGACAACAAATTCATTGGTATATTTGCTGTTTACAATACAACAGACAACTTTGTGGCATTAAATGCGGCTGGCAACAACTTTGATGTTGATTGGGGTGATGGCACAACTAGCCTTAATAAGTTTTCTGTCGTAAATAAAAACTTTTCTTATTCAAGTGCATCATTAGCTGGCACAGACGCACCAGTTACGCTTACTGATACAGGTGATTTAGTAACTAGAACATCGCATGGTTACACAGATGGGATGACTGTATCTTTTTATAATATCGTTAGCACTACTGGTCTTACAGAAGGGCAAATATATTATGTAATTAGTGCAACAACAAATACATTCCAAGTATCAGCAACATTAGGTGGTTCTGCTGTTGCATTGACAACGGATGGTACTGCAACATTACTACCATATAAACAAGCAATTGTTACAGTTACTCCAGTTTCAGGACAAACACTTACTACAATTGATTTGGCTAGGTTGCCCAATCAATCGGGATTGATTACTTCAGCGGGGGTTAATTGGCTTGATGTTGCAATGGCCGGTTCAACACTATCTAGCATCACAATGACAAATATTACTTTAACTTTCCCAGTTTGTGAAAGATTTAGAATACTAAAATGCACTAAGACATCTTTTGTTAGTTTCTTTAGTTCAACTTGGACTGCGCTATGTTCATTTGAATTAAGTGGCACAACAGGTATCACAGCTTTAAATGGATTGTTTCAATCGTGTACTAAATTAACTGATGTATATTTTGACAATCTTAATAGTGTCACAAATATGAATTCTATGTTTAGCAATTGTTATAGCTTAACATCTGTTTCGCTTCCTAATACACCCGCCCTAACACAAACATCTGCCACTTTTAGTAGTTGTTATAATTTAAAAGTTGCCCCTAATCTTAATACTGCATTAGTTACAACCATGAACGCTATGTTTCAAAATTGTTACAGATTAACTTCTGTGCCTCTTTACAATATGGCTAGTAATACAGATATGAGTAATATGTTTTCTGGTTGTTATTCATTGCCAGCAGTGCCGTTTTTTAATACCGCAAGTGTTACAGCTATTACAGCTACATTTAATGATTGCCGAGCATTAATAACAATACCACTTTTTAATACAGCTAGTGTTACAAATATGCAAACTACATTTTATGGATGTAGTTCATTAACTACTATACCGTTATTAAATACAGCCAATGTTTTAAATATGGCTAGTATGTTTTCTAATTGTTCTTCTTTAATATCAGTACCAGCACTAAATACAGTAAAAGTTACCAATATGACTTCTATGTTTAGTTCTTGTACATCATTAAGAACAGTATCT